TTAAATACATTATATTATGGATAAAATAATTTGGCTAGACGGACATGTAACTACAATTAGTAATGAAGAAGCTTTTCGCAGACAGTACGAAGTGTACACTGACGATGGTTCTGAATGGCGAATGAAAATTGGTGATGCAGAATTTGTTTGGCATAGCAACTGTTGGATGCAGCTATAACTAAACAATAACGTTTATCTTTATACTAGTAGAATTATTAGTTCTATTATTAGTTCTACTAGTATTTGATATTGTATTATAATTGTTGGTTATTGTTAGAGCGTCACTACAATTGTCTTTGACAATAGTAGTTCGGACGATTCCGATAATAACAATACTATGTATTACAACTGATAACGGGAATAGTACTATTAGTAATACTATTATTAATAATTGTATTGTTGTGTAGCTTGACTTGTCACGCTCGCAAAGCTCGCTGTCTCCCCCATAAAGGAGTGACGTTACTATACTTCTTCTGCTCTCTATCTTATCCACTTATTAACTTATACTATTATGTCTAACTACGATATTATTGTCTTAGCATTACTATTTATTATCGCACTTATTAAATGCAGTGAGTTTCTTATTAACACTAAGATTACTCTTCTTACTATGTTATTCGCTTTAATAATAGTTGCGTCTACTTTATGTATATTCTTAATATTATTTGATATTGCTTCACCATGACAGATTATCAGTTCCATATATTTCTATCTTTAATTGGGATAGTTATATGCCTATGTTATTTAATGTTTAATTACCTTTCTTATAAGAAGGTTATTATCATTCGTTCTTTAGTTCAAACTATAATAACTTATATAATAGTTATTAGTTTTATTCGCCTACTATATAGTACTATACTATTATAGTATAGATTCTACTTTTAAAATTAAATTCTTAATAATTAATACTTGTATTTATGAAAGCTATTGTAATTGATAAAAAGCATCTAACTCTTGTATCTCATACTAATGGAGTTGTTATTGTTGAAGAAAGTGGTTGTATTATTGATTTAGATTTTCAATCACTTGCTTCTATTTGTGAAATTGCTAATTTAGGCAATACTTATACTATTAAAGATTGTGATGAGATTGAATCTCTTAAATCTAATAATAATGAGTTAACTGAACGTATTAAGTTTCTTGAAGGACAACTTACTAATAGCGGTAATAGAATTACCGAATTACGTAATCAAATCGAAGAGCAAGAAAATGAATATAAAGATATTATTGTAAAGAAGGATAAGATTATTGAAGAGAAAACTAATAGTCTTATTAAGTTAGAGCATATCGAAGATACTCTTAATGCTACTGTTAAAGTTAATGAGGAACTCAATACTCAATTAAGCCGTTCTAAAGAAGATATTGATAAGCTCGATAAACAATTGGAAGAAAAGACTTCTAGACTAGCTGAAAGAACTCATGCTTTAAGAGTTTTTAGACGAGCGCTTTATGATATGAGACTTTATGTTCAACCATATAAAAAATACGAGCTAGATTTTGAATGGCTAACTATTCGTAATTCTATTGATTCTGGTTTCTTTATTCGATTTAAAGATACTGCTAGTGCTGCTAGAGCTATTGGTGATTGTAGATATTATATATCTCTTAAAGACGTATTAGATAAATACGAAAATGATATTGTAGACTTCAATGTCTCTGCTATGGATATTTATTATATTCATAAAGCTAGTCCTAATGTTGTTCGTAAGTTCAATTATGATAATTTTAATATCACTTGTAAAGACCAACCTACTGCTAATACTATTAATACTCTATTGAATTGTTCTAATATATCTGTTTATGATATAGTGGAGAAATTCAAATATGAAATAGCTCATAGTAATGTTTATTAAATATTATCATTATTGTTTGGTATTTCCATTATTTATTGCTATACTTGCATCCGTATTACAAAATTTAAGATTATGTATGACGAAGGTGTAGAATTTCCTATTTGTGGTTTGGTAGCTGATATAGACTATCTCGACTGTGAAATGGCTAATAATTGGAATACTGGAAATACTCTAAGCGAGGATAACATAGACCTCGACTTAGATATAACTCATATTGAAGATTAATTAAATACTAATAGTTATGAACGAAAAGAAAGAAGTCGATGTTCTTAGTAAGAAACGTCCAACAGTTAACGAATTAAAGACAGAAATTATTCGTCTACGTAAATCTAATGAAAAGTCTGATGCTGGTCTTAATCATTATAAGGTCATGTATGAGAATATTTGTAATGAAGATAAAGCTCTTCGTAGTATGTCTTCTAAATTAAGTACTGCTAATAATCAATTGGAAGCTAATAATAAAGCTCTTAAAGACGGCATTAAATTTCTTGAATCTAAGTTAGATAAAGCTAATAAAGATTACGAAGAGCTTAAAGCTAAAAGACAGTATAATACTGTTGGTTTTATTATTGCTTCTCTTATTGCTCTAGGAGCTGTTGCAGTTATTATTTTACGTTTAGTATAATGCCGATACGTACTCTATTTAATTAATATCTGACAAAAGGGTTAAATAAAATGTCGGTTTCCACTCTATTAAGATTATTCAGGTCGTGAGACTAGAGTAATATTAGTAGAGTTTTTTATTGTCTAACTTATAAAACTTATTATAATGAAAGAAATTATTAAAGCTATTATTGCTGCCGCTATGTGTTCTGATTCCGAAACTATTGATAAAATTAAAGAAGATTATCGTAGAAGTTTTATTTCCGGAGAATATAATAATAAGATTAAAGAAGATATAGAATCTATTAATGTCAAAGGATTAAATAATCTTCTTAATGATATTCTTGAAGCTGATTATCCTATTGAAGATAAGATTAAAGCTATTGAACAATGGGATGATATAATGACTAATTACGTCAAATATATGGAAGAACTTCGTGATAAAACAATGGAAGGTTATGATAATCTTTGTAAGAAGTATCACGAGAAAGAAAATAATATATACACTGTATTTTATTCTTCTGATGATAATTTAGTTTTTCTTGATAAGTATAATAGATTTAGAAATGCTTTTACAGGAAAAAATTCTATTAATATTTATAAAGGAAATAATCCTAATGAAGCAGCAGATATTGTTGAAAACTTTATTATAACTAATCCTAAATATTATTTTGTAGATTATCGTAAGATATATAAAGATTGATATTTTGTTTTGTCTGTTTTAGTTAAACTAAAATTTTGTCGTATTGTAGTATAATAACTATTGTTCGTGAGAATTATAGCTATTGGTTTTATGGAATTATCAATCGAATAGTACTGTTCGTGAGAATCGTACTATTACTTATTCTGATAGCTCTGATGATGACTAATCTAAGTTGAAACATTGACCAAATGGTTGAAGTAAGGGAAATCCTCTTCGTAAAATGTCAGCTATAAATACATAGTATTGCGTTTGTTACAAGTTTATTAATTACTGTCGTGAGATAGAACAGAACTTAATTTAATTTTTACCCCTAATTAAATTACTGTCGTGAGATAGAATTAGGACTTTTATAAATATTAATTATTTAGCTTGGAGCAGAAGCGTCTGCTCCTTTTCTATGATTATTAATTAAAACTAATATACCGACATGAATAAGAAAGAATTTACTAAATTGTTTAGAGAGTTACAGAAAATACAACTTAGTTTGTTGTATAATACTGAACTTTCTTGTGACCTTTATACTAATTGTAATCTTAACAATGCTTCTTATATTAGTATGTATCTATTTGTTCTTAATAGTAATAGAAACATTACTAGAGTATATAGTTACAATCTTTATAATAAGGATAGTATTGATAAGAACAAAGCTGTTATAAATGAAATTAAACAAAAGGTTAAACAACTCACAACTCCTCTACGGGGGAATAAGCGGAGCGAAGCGGAGCGGTCAGATGCTCTTATTAAATAACAATTAATACTAAACGTAATGATTAAAAGGAAAGTAAAACTTGGAAGACAAGAGAAGAGCTATAAATTAGTAGCTTTTACTCTTAATGTATTTGAAAGTGTTAAACTCGTTAAAATGGAAGAAAGGAGACGTATTCCTAGTTATGCCGAAGTTAAACGAGTTTAAACAAGATAATGGTAGGCTCATTGTCACAACTGGTAAATGTCTAGTTTGTGGTGATGAGCTTATTGTATTTGGTACAGATGATTTATATATCTGTCCTAAGTGTAAGGAAATACTAGACGGTGGTAATTGTCTAGTTCTTGAAACTATATTTGTTGAAGATGATAGAATAATTACTGCTAGAAATTGTATTGTTCCTAAAGACCAAATGCATACAAATATTCCTATTGTATGTATGCCCTCTGATGAATTTAATAAGCTATACGAAATATATAAAACTAAAGCTAATTAATATGATTGTAGATTTAAAACAATGTGTTAATCCTGATAGTACTTTTGATGTATATTTTGAAGGACTTAAAGCTGTTATATCTCATGATGCAGATGTTAATGCTTATCATTGCATTATTATAGATGTTCATAATGATAGATGTTGTGAAATTATTCCGTTACCTAGAATTATGAATACTGATAAGTATAAGATATTCCCCCGTAAAGGCTCGTGTTGTATGCAGTATCTTCCTAATCAAATTGTTAAATCTTAGTAATATGGGACTAAGTTTTAAGTTATCAGCAGTTAATGAGGATAAGAAGATTCCTCGTGAGAAAGTAATAATGCAAATTGTTGTAGGTACTATTGTTCTACATAACAATGAGTATAAGTTTAATCCTAAAGGTACTAATGAACTTATTACATTATCTGAACGTTCATACTCATGTAAAGGCTTTAAGACAATATATACTCGTGCACTAGATAGTCATGGTAGACCTACTAAGATTGTTAGATGTACTGATGCTTATTGTGTTATGCCTAGTTGTTATATTCCATTTAAGATAGGATTGTCTGTTAAAGGTTATATACTTAAATGTCGTGATAATATTGATAAATTTTTATTGAAATGCAATGAATTTTAAAAAGTTTGATGATGCTAAAAAAGATGATAGTGTCTTGAATAGTTTTACTCGTGACCAAAAGATTGCTTATGAGAATCTTGTAGCCTTTATAGAAAAAGGTTATGTTGAAGGTGATTATAAACGTGCTCTTATTGGTTCTGCGGGTACTGGAAAAACATATATGATACGTGAAGTAATAAAGAGATGTGGTTTAGCTAAATCTGTTATTGGACTTGCTGCTCCCACTCATAAAGCTGCTCGTATTCTTCGTTTGTCTACTGGATATGCTACATCTACTGTTGCTAGTGACTTAGGTTTAAGACTTAATACAGATGTTACTGATTTTGATGTTAATAATCCTCCTTTTGACCCTTTAGCTGAAAAGAAGATTAAACAATATAAATTATATATTGTTGATGAAGCATCTATGATTGGTATTAATCTTAAAACTCTGATAGAAAGAGAATGTGAACAGTTTAAGTGCATGTTGATTTACATGGGTGATGCGCACCAGCTCCAGCCAGTTAAAGAAACTCGCTCACGTTGTTTCGATAATATTAAGTTTTATACTCTTAGACAGATTGTAAGACAAGAAGAAAGTAATCCTGTTAGTGAATTATTAAGGATATTGAGAAAGGATATTGATAATAGAACTTGGAAGTTCCTAGAGTTTATCAATAGAAATCGGTATGCTTTTGATTCTACTCAAACTAAAGGATATTATACTTGTGGTGCATTTGAGTTTCAATCTCTTGTAATAGACGGATTTTATAATGAAGAATTTACTAGAGATGTTGATACTTGTCGTCTCGTTACTTATACTAATAAATCTGTGTCTGACTGGAATAAATTCATTCGTAAGAATATTATTGAAGATAGTGGTAAAGCAATTCTAACTAAGAATGATTTAGTAATGTCTTATAATACTTTTATTGATGATTTTAAAGAACCTATTATTATTAATTCCGAAGATTATATAATACATGATATTAAGAACTTTACTAATAGAGATAATATTCATGGATTTAATGTAACCTTTATACAAGTTAATGGTGGTAATAGAACTAAGCCTTTATTTGTAGTAGACCATTCTGATTTTAATAATGCTATGCTTTATTATAAGTTAGGTGAATCTTATATTTATAATGCTATTAATGCTGATAAATATAATAGAACTAAACGTTGGAAAGAATACTATGAATTTAGGGAGAGAAACTTATTATTAGTTAATCTATTAGATAGAGCCACTGGTAAGGTAAAGTTCAGTCGTGATTTAGATTATAGTTTTGCTCTAACTAGTCATAAAGCACAAGGTAGTACTTATGCTGATGTATATATAGATATAAACGATATTGTATTTGATACTAGAACTGGTAATCCGTGGGGAGATATAGATAATACTCTTCGTAGATTATATACAGCTTGTAGTAGATGCAAAAATCGTTTATATTTGTGTTATGGACAATAAATAAAGTATAAGTATGAACTCTATGTGTTATGATGTCGAAGTAACTAGAAATTACTTCTCGGTAGTATTTGTTGATTTACGTAGTTATCTCAAAGTATTTAGTGATTGTATTGATAATGAAGGAAAAGCTATTCCTCTTATTGATAAACTTACTGTTGCAGAGATAAAACAACGTTTAGAAACAATACCTAAGAAACGTTTTGTTTTATATGAAGATGATGATACTGATTTATTCAGTTTATTATATTGGTTACAACAGAAAGCAGACTATTTCGGATATAATAATCGGAAGTACGACCGCTTAATGTTAAGTGCATTACTTATGTATTATAATCAATTTGATAAGCCTAGTAAGTTAATAACATTCTTATATGAAACATCACAGAGAGTTATTCGTAGTTCTAATAATGATACTCTTTGGACTGATAACTTCACTTCTCTTATACTTCGTAATAACGTTGCATTTAGAGATTTAGACTTATTCCAAATATTTAGATTAGACCATTATCATAAGAGTCTTAAACAGACTTCTATTAATATTAAATGGTATAATCTAAAAGAGTATACTATGCCACCTATTGGTGATTTAGATAGACATTATTATCACGAGAGATTACCCGAAGCAAAGGGAATGACTGATAGAGAACTTAACATTCATTATCGTAATGTATTTGAGCGATTTATTCCTAAAGAATATCTTAATGAAATGGCTGATTATAACGACAATGATGTATATATTGTTGCCGAGTTAATCAGGATGAATCAGGAAGAAGTTCTTCTAAGGTATCGTATTAGTGAGGAATATAAAGTAGATGTGTATTCTGCTAGTAGAAGTACAATAGCTGATAAAGTTATTGTTAAACTATATAGTAAGTTCACTGGTCTACATCCTAAAGCCTTTATTGATACTAAGACAATACGTAGGAAAATCTTGGTTTCCGAAATCTTGTCAGATAAAATCGCATTTTCGACCCCTGAATTGAACGATATTTTGTCAGGCATACGTTCCCTTACCTTGAAGGGAGAAAAGGGCGAATTTGACCGAGAATTTACCTTTATGGGCACGTCCTATACCATCGCAACTGGGGGTCTACATTCAAATGAGATTCCATCTGTATATGTTGAAAATTCTGATAGTATTATTGTTGACAGAGATGTTGCAAGTTATTATCCTAATATGATACGTAGTCTTAAAGTATGTCAGAAACACCTTATTCCTAAAGCATGGTTTCGTATAGCTGATACTATTGTTGATGAACGACTAGAACATAAACATTTAGCCAAAGATAAATCTCTTGATGTTATGGAGAGAGATAAACATGCTACTGCTGCTGCTTGTCTAAAGATTGTAGCAAATGCTGGTATATTTGGTAAAATGGGAAGTGAAAAGTCTTTCTTATGTGACAAGAAAGCAATGTATCAAGTTACTATTAACGGTCAGTTATTTTTATTGATGTTAATAGAGAAACTTGAACTTGCAGGTATTCATGTTATAAGTGCTAATACAGATGGTATTGTAACTATTGTTCCTAGAGAATTAGAACAAACTGCTGATGATATTTGTCATTGGTGGGAGAAACATCTAGGGTTAGAGCTAGAATTTACATATTATACAAAGTATGTAACCGAAGGCGTTAATAGTTATCTTACTGTTAAACGTGGTGGAAGTAGTAAGTTCAAAGGTAGAATGAATCCTAAGATGTTCTTAGAGGATTTATCTAAAGGATATAATTCTCCTATTGTAGCTAAATGTGTTACTGAATACTTTATTAATGGAACTCCTGTAATGGAAACTCTTAGAAATGCTAAATCTATTCTTGATTTCTGTCGTACTCAAAATGTTAATCATAAGTATAGACTAGAGTTTACTCATGTCGTAGACGGAAAGATAAGAACAGATGTAGTGCAGAGGAATACAAGGTTTTACATCTCTTCTACGGGGGGAACATTGATGAAAGTCGAGAGTATGGGCTGGAACGAACATAATGAAGAACAAGTTAAGAAAAGTTCTCTATGTGCAGGTCAACGTGTTTCTATATGTAATACTGTTGATGATACTGATATATCTGAATTAAATGTTAATTACTTATATTATTATAATGAAGCTATGGCTATTATAGAACCAATAGAGCAAAGTCGTAATAATAAAGGTAAAGGTAAACGTTTAGTTAAGAAATACTATGGAATGAGAAATACTTTATTTGACTGATATGGATATAGAAAAGATATGCAAAGACAACTTAGGAAAAATAGTTGATTATAAAGGTTTCAAAGCTAAGGTTATAGGTTATAATATAACAATTAATTATCTTATTGTTTCTCTTAGTCCTGTTACTAATTACGAATTGATTGGAAACGATAGTAATATTATTATACTAAATGAAAACGGTAACTTTAGTTATGCTTATATTCATCCTAATGCTTATAAAGAGGAACTAAAAATTACTTGAATATGGATATAGAAAAGATATGTATAAATAATCTAGGAAAGGAAATTGACTATGGTAGTCTTAAAGGAATGGTAGTAGGCTATAATATAGTATTAGAATGTTTAATCTTATCTCTTGTTGAAGATTGTGGTTGGAATGATTTTGTAAGTAGTGATATTATTCTTCTACATAGTCCTCTTAATCGTAGTCATGTTCTTGCTAATATTAAATGGTATAAAGGACAACTTGTATTATGAATGATGTAACCGATATTTATAATGAAGCTGCTAATAAATGGTCTGCTAACAAAGGTGTGGGTAGTGTTATTCTATCCGAACCATTAAGTGTAATGAACTTCGTTACAATGGTGTTAGATAAAATGGTAGTTAAAACTCCTGACTTAACATCTCTTATTATAACAGAGACTATGGAAGATAGAGCTAACATTAATTATTATCTCGATAATACTTCTGAATTTAGAGAGATTCATAAACAATTAATAACTGATAAGAAATGTCTTATACTTACCCGTGAATATGTTGAATGTTCTCCATATAAACCGAGTTCTAATAGTCATAAAGATGTACTTATTACTATTAATGTAAAGAAGTTCAGAAAGATTGCAGAGAAATATAGTGGTAACTATTTTAAGTTTAAGCTACTTGCTACTAATGCTATTGATAGTGTTGCTGATAATGCTGTACTTATGTATAAATATGCTCCTAAAGTATATGAAATTAATTATGCTCACTTAATTAATCGTTCTATTCATTCCCCCATAAAGGAGTACCAAAAGGGTGTTATTCTAACTGATGCTGATAGAATCTATTATGATAAATGCAGCCAATATATTAATGAAAGTATTACTATATTTGGTACTTTTGAAAAGTTAGAAGAATGTCGTGTTGGTAATACTAGACTTAATATTGCTGCTGAAACTTGTAGATTACAAGTAGCAGAAAGTAATGGTTGGTCTGCTAAAATGGATATGACTGATGCAATGTGTCGTAAGATTGATGAATTATATAATCCTAGTGCTTTAGTCGAGAGAGTTACTCAAACTTATAATATTATTAGAGAACGTACTAAGGTAGTTACTGATAATATTGTTAAGCTAGATGTAATACTTGATATAGTTAAGGAAAATATAGGCAAAAGAATACTTATTATTTCAAAGAATGGAGTGTTTGCCGGAAAGATAACAGAGTACCTAAATGCTAATATAAAATATGAAGGTAAATCTATTATGACTAATGGCGAGATATTCCAAACTGGAATGAGTATTCTACAATATGACTATTGCGGAAACTATCATAACGATATGGAAGGAATACAGGCTTATGATAAGAAAGGTAAACCGAAAGTATATAAGACGGGAGCTAAAATCGGACAGCCAGTAATCATGCAAGCAAGAGCGCAGAGAACGCGAAATTTGGAGCTATTTAATGACGACTATATGAAAGTATTGTCGGCAAATAATTCTATTGATACAAGCTTTATAGGAGTTGTAGATATAGTGATTTTCACTTCACCTCTTTGCAGCTCAATACGAGACTTAAAATATCGAATACCTAATCTATCTTTTAGTTCCGTACCTAATATAATATATAAGGTATACTGTAAAGGTACGAATGAAGAAAAGAAGCTAGCAGAAACGAAAGGAGGAAAAGACTATGAAATAGTTAAAGATAGTGAAAATGATTTCATAATAGGAGAATAACAGATGCTAATCTTTGGAGTTATAAAAGAAATTAGTATCTTTGTAGAGTAATCAATAAGCGACCTTTGAAATAATGGAAGAAGTAAAGACAGAGAATGAAAAAACTCTAGCTAAGACAGAACCAAAAGCAAAACCTACTAATAATAATAGTATGGTTATGGCTTCTGCTCTGAATACCCTAGACATTTACAATCCCGATGATAGGAGTAAGTTAGAGTTGTATCTGAAATCAGTAATGTCTAGTGATAAGTGCGGTATTAAGACTATTCAAGATGGTCTTGCAATATATAGTCGTGCTAAAGAACTAGGTTTACCATTCACTAGTTGTATTGAACATCTAGGAGTTATTAATGGTAAAACTACATTAGACGTTCACTTAATTAAAGCGTTATTATTGAAGGCAGCTATAACATGGGAATGCACTAAAGATTATATAGCTCTGTATGAATATACAGACGGTAATAATGTTTATATTGATAGTAAGATACCAGAGTATTGTAGGAGATTCAAAAGCAAGAAAGAAGCTGATGAATTTAATGCTAGTTCTGATAATGACGAAATTGGTATTTATCCAGTTAGAAATTATCAAGATTATAATGGTACTATATATAAGGAATATCAGTTAAATAATAAGTTCGGAGTTGCAGCTAATCAACAACAAGCTAAAGATATTGCAGCTAAGGGATTAGTTCCAATCTTCCGAATACCTAATGTTCCTTGTGATTATATTACTGAATATAAACTTACTCGTGTAGTAGATAACAGAGTTATTACTAGTATAGGACATTTTAGTTATAGTGACGCTGTAACTGCTGGACTTGCTAGTAAAGATACATATACTAAATATATGAGAACTCTTATTGGACATAGAGCGTTTACACTAGCTGCTCGTGATATAGCTGCTGATGTTATACTTGGTTGTATGGAAACAACAGAAGCTAAGATAGTAAACAACATGAATATCAGCGATGCTGATATTGTAGAGATTTGATAGTGATAGAAGTCTAACTATTACTAATCAATAGATACGAAATAAGACAAAAACTAAGATAACAATAGGCTTTAAGCCTATTGTTAATAATTATTAATCATTTAAATTTTTACAACTATGGGACTTCATTTTGGAATGACTGCCGTTCAGAGCGGCAAGAGAGTAATGCAAGCTAGTAACGAACCTACATTGACTGCTAACAGTACTAAAGCTAAGTTTAGCTTGGCAGGTGCAGTAACTCGTATTATGGGTCTTGTTCCTGGTGATAACGTACAGTTTGTTAGTAATATTGCTGATATTGATGCAGCTATTGCTGAACGTGATGCCGAAGTAATGGCATGGTGCGAAGAGAACAATGTTGAGTTTGGTACAGAAACTGCTCGTGCTGCTCTTATTCAGAACTTCGGTGAATATGGTATCTGCAAAGGTGTACCTTTGTTCGAGAAGAACGGAGAAATCAAACTTGCAGGTGTTCGTATGACTGCTGAACAGAAAGCTGCTGCATTTGAACTTAACAAAGAAAGAATCGCAGAAGAAGTTGGTAAGTCAGTAGAAGAAGTTACTATTGATGACTACAATCCTACTACTCGTGCTTATTCCGGTGCTCGTACTTCTACTTCTTCCAATCTTACTGGTCTTGGTTTGCCGTTGACTTTCTCTGATTCTTCAATGTGGTCGGAACTGAAAGAAAATCTCGGTGACGAAGCAGAGAAGTTTAACCGTGTATTCGAGGTTAACTTGAACGAACCGTTCGTAGTTGCTGTTGAAACTGGTAAAGTTATCGGTGATGAAAAAGAAACTGTTGAAGTTAACGCTTACAAGATTTCTTTCAAAGCTGATGAAGAACCGATTGCTCGTCAATCTTCTAAATAAGAACTTCTTCCGGTTAGATAAAAGCTAGATTATAAAGAGCTAAATTCTTAATTGAATTTAGCTCTTTTTTATTTGGTTATAATTTAGAAAATTATTATATTTGGAAACTTTGCAATAAACAATAGCAAGCCTGTACAACTTGTTGTTGTTAGTATTAATCTTTATAAAAACAAATTTTATGAGTACTCAAAAAGAAGAAAGTGCTAAAGTAGAAGAACCAGTAGTTAATCAATCAGCTAATAATGCTGCAACTACTGCAACTAAGAAGCGTCGTAGAGGTATTAGTAATGAGACAAGAACTACTGCTCGTAAGAAGTTCTCTCATAAAGATGCTATTAATAACATTTGGTTATTTGTCGGACATCTTCATGCTCGTGTTGCTTGGGTAACTATGAAAGAAGATAGTAATGTGCGTCCTGCATTTGCTGGAAAAGCTGTTCCTCAACTTATTATCGAAGCTACATCTTTGCATACTAATCCTGCTGACGTTCGTGTTGCTAGTAAAACCTTTTGGGCTTACGAAAGTAATGTTGACTATATCCCAGGCGGTTCTAAAGAGAAGTTTATCAATATGGACTTTGCTTGGATTAAACACTTCCTTGATGTAGTTGTATTCAAAGGTCGTGAAATGACTGATGAAGAAGCTGAAATGCTTGAACTTGGTTATGTTGACTATGATGATAACGGTCAGTATGAACCAGTAGAAACCGAAGATGTTATCAAGGCTTGGGGAATCCTATTCGACAATGTAGTTAAACTTGTTGAAACAGGTGGAGAAAATGGTAAATCTGCATTACTTGATAAGACAGGTAAACCTAGACAATTTTGGTTCAGACTTAATCGCTATTATAAGAACAAAGGTGATTGGGCTTTCTCCGGTCAAGGTTCGGAAGAAGGCGATTTGGTATTCCCAAATATTGTAGGTCAAGGAATCTTTGAAGAATATTTCATGCTTGATGCTAATCATTTCAAAGAACCAAGTCTAATATTTGACATTACTAAAGAACGTATTGCTCCAATGGATGGTGTACAATCTAAGCAAAGAAAAGCTCCTAATCTTGGAACTGCTGCCGGTATTGGTGGTATTCCTATGGGTGCAGGAATTGTTAATCCAAGTATGCCTATGGGTGGTTTCGCAGGCGGTGTAGCAGGAGGGTTTGTTTCTACTGAAAGTTCTGCTTTTGCTCCTGAAACAGGAGGAGATGATAACTTACCATTCTAAGTAATCCAAATATATTTCGTTAATAATGTTATAAGCCTAGTGTAAAAACTAGGCTTATTTTATCTAGTTATACTATGCGTAGAGGAATAAGACAAGACTTAACAAAAGAGTTTATATTATCTAAGGTTAGTCAAGAAATGATTATGGCTAAATATATGGGTATACCTATATCCGTAGTTAATAATTGTGTAGAAAATAATGAACTTATTTGTTCTCCTTTACGTGTTGATAATCATCCAACATTTGGTTTTGCTTTCAATAATAAACACAAGCTAAAAGCTCGTGATTTTAATGGCTCTTTCTTTGGTGATTGTTTCGACCTAGTAGCTTATGTACTAAGTTTTAAAACTGGTCGTCATATAAATGTTGCTAATAAGGCAGATTTCTATTATATATTAAAGCATATAGCTTATACTTTCCGTAAAATAATATATGACGGAGAAGTAGATGAAGAGAATGAAATCTTACTTAAACAAGTAATATCTAAAATCAAAGCTAGTAAACCAATTATTGAAATAGCTACTAGAACTTGGACTAATAACGATAAGAATATTTGGGCACAATGGGGAGTTAGTCTACATTGGCTTAATACTCATTTTGTCTATCCTGTTGACCAAATGTATATTAATAGGTATTGTCAACCTAGTCCTAAATATACATATAAGGAATCAGACCCTTGTTATGCTTATGTTACTGGACTTGATAGTAATGGTATTTATAATATCGAATGTTATTTTCCTCTTCGAGATAGAAGTAAAGGAGAAATCAAGTTTATAACTAATCATAATGGTCTTGTTGGAATACTTAATCTCGATAAACCTAAATATGATATAATTATTATTACTAAATCATATAAGGACAATCTAGCATTAAGTTACTGGTTACATTCCTATCCTTTACGGGGGAATTTGTCAGAGTCTCAAATAGGAGTAATTAATGTTACTTCGGAGAGCTATGTTCTCAAAGATTACGAATATAACTGGCTTCAATCTAAGCTAAATGATAATGGAATACTTATTTCTTTTTTTGATTGTGACCTGACAGGAGTACGTGGTGCTCGTAGGTTACGAAAAGAATATGGTATTATACCTATTGTTATTCCAAGAAGTTATGGTGCTAAAGATTTCTCGGAGTTAGTTAGTATGTATTCAAGAGAAACTATTAATTCGTTTATAGAACAAACTGAATCATTATTTGAATATGAGTAGAGAAGAAGAGTATGTGCCGCTTCCAAAGGCACAAGAAGAACGTAGAGTAATTGATTTTAATTCATTTGCTCCATTAAAGAGAATAGCTATAAACAGTTTCGGTAATAGCGGAAATGTTCATAGCTATTATTTTATGTATCCTTTAACAGATGAAGAAGAAAAGTATCTCAATGATATTAAGCAACAAATGGTTGATAATCCTGATACTTTAATTCGTATGGCTCTTTCTGATGGTACGTCTATTGACTTTTCTAAGATAAAGATTTATGGTAATTTTGAGTTTGATAATCCTGAACACTTAGCTATCATTAAGAATTACTTAGATAAAGATATGTATAGTAGTCATAAGATTCCAAGAGAGTTTAATTATGAAACTAATACATCTGTATCTAAAGGAAACTTTATACAATGGACTGAAAGTACTGATTATCTAAAGTGTTTCAAGTTCTATCATGCGAGAATAGGTAAACCTAAAAAGTATATAATTGTAAGACTTACAGCAAATGAAGTTAAACAACGTAAATCCGTTTAGTTATCAGTTAGATGCTTCTGATATAAGGATGATTCAACACAATCTTAAAGTTAATGGTACTTCCAATACTATTGCTAGTTATCTTCATGAATTAGATTTACCTAATTATCCTTATATTCAAACTATTCATTTTAGATATAGATGGATAATGGCAGCTCTTATATATTTAGGTTATGATAAAGAATCTCTTGAAAAGATTCATGAAGCTAATCTTAAATATGAAGAAGTTAATCCTCCTGTTGTTTACGAAAAGAAAAAGGGAACTAATAAGACTAGTAAACGGATTACCAAATCTTCCCCCATAAAGGAGCGGAAATCTGTTACATCTCCCTCTCCTAATCCTAAAGTCAGGATTATTGTTATAGATACTAATAAATCTATGATAATAGATAGAGAAGTTGCTATTGGTCTTATGCGTGAACAACCTAATAAATATAAAATTGAAGAAGTATGAGTGAATCGAAAAGTATTACTCTTTATAAGCGTAATGCACAAGGTAAACCTATCTTTTGGTCAGCAGAAATACTAGGTCATAAGATAATTCTAAAGTATGGTATTGTTGGTAAAACAGGTACTACATCTGAATATGTTCCGCCTAGAGGTGTTGAGAAAGAATGGAAAACTATTGTTGCTGCTAAACGTAGAGAAGGTGGTACTGAATTAGGAGAATTATATGATAATACTCCTGCTGAAATAACAAATGAAGATTATTTAATTAATTATCTTAATTGTTATCTTCCTAAGTACAATACTAATAACGAAGGTTTTGTTCTTCCTATGTTAGCTAAGATATATGAATACAATAACGAACAAGGACTATTAGCTCAAATGAAGATTAATGGTGTTCGTTGTAATATATCTGCTGTTATGCGTGGTGAAGGATTCTTTAAAATTAAAAGACTTGTATTTCGTAGTCGTAAAGGACTTGAATATAAGTGTCCGGTATTAGAGAATATAATGCTGAATGAAGTACTTACAGACAGACAGTTCAATCGTATGTTAGAAGATAATTTAGTATTAGACGGAGAATTATATATTCCCGGTCTTGAACTAAATGATATTCTAAGTGCTGCCGAGAATCTTAAAAGTCCATATAATCGCTTTCTTCAATTCTGGTGTTATGATTTAGCTATTGATGATATGATTCAAACTAGTCGTATATCATTATTGAAGTCAGAGTTTGGTAAGTTTAAGATGCCTAATTACGTTAATGCTAAAGCTATTCTTGATTATCACATGAATAATAAGAAACGTTTCGTACTTATTCATACTTACGATAATCTTAATGGAGATGAAGATATTATTAAATATCGAGACATCTTCGTTGAAGCTAAGTTCGAGGGAGCTATTCTTCGTAATCCTTATGCTACATATCAATTTGGCAAACGTAATTCTACTATGTACAAAAGTAAACCAATACTAGATGGTAAATTCAAGATTATTGATATTATTTCCGAAGGAGCTAAACGACCTAAGTTTAGTAAATTCGTTCTTAGTAATGATATTAATAATGAAACCTTTGAATGTATGCCAATTGGTGATGCTTCTACTCGTGAAAGTTATCTTCTTAATAAAGATAAACTTATTGGTAAGACAGCGTTTGTCGAATATAGATGTAGGTCAGGAGTAAAGAATGTTCCGTCTCATGGAAATCTAATTAAAATACTTAATAATGAGCCTACTGGATTACCAAATAATATCGAAGAAGAAAGTTAATTATAATAAATCTTATATAGACTATAAGAAGAAGAAACTGATAATAAAAGACATACATCTGAAAGATAAACTAAAGATGTTATTGATGACTAAGTTCGACCCAGTCGAAGGGCAAGAATCAATATATCTAGGTTTTCTTACAGAAGATATTCAAGGTCAATGCCGAAATGTATCTGTTTCAGATTATGGTTATTATTCTGTTAATGCTTCTGATATAATACGAAGTCTTCGTGTTACATCTGATACTAACGTTAAGTTAGAAAAAGAAGAAGAGGATGATACCCTTGTAGTATATAAGTTGTTAAAGCAAGTCATGGTTTGATGCCTTACCCTATTGTTAGTCGAGAGATTGGCAGTAGGGTTTTTTGTTGTTCCCTTGTAAAGTTAGTGTTTCTATTGTATACTCTGATTGTGAGATAAATCGTTAGCTTATACTCAAAGAGGACTGTCGGAAGTATACAGTAACGACACTCCTTTATGGGGGAAATCAACGAGAATACCCGATATTTCGTCTCTGTACGATTTACTATACTTACCTGAACAACTATATTATTTTTGCCTTGCGTTCAACAGTGAGCCTTAGAATCACTAATCACGTATGTTTAAAAACAGTAAGATTTTCTTTGGTCTATTAGTAAGATTGATTATATTTGTAAAACCGATAATGAAAGAAGGAGAAGATAAAGGTAGATATGTTGTTGTTAGACAACCTAACGATAATAATGCTTATTGTCATGGTCTTAGAATTATTCATATAGTAATAACCTATGAGGAATTACATAAGAAGATTGATGATTATCTTAATGGTAAGATTAAAAGAACTCCTGATGTTTATGCTCCTATTGACTTGTTTAATCATATTATTAAGCATAGGAAGATTTATTCCTTTAAAGAAGCTAAACGTCGTGCATATTATTTAAATAGAAAGTATGGAAGAAAGTAAAACAACAGTCAGATTCGTTACTATTTCAGGATTCTCTAACTATTGTGTAGGAGAAGACGGAAGAGTTTGGTCTGATAATCGTAAACGTTATCTTAAATGGTATCGTGGTAAAGGTTGTGAAAGACCTCATGTTACATTGTTTCACAATGGTAATAGTTCTAAGCTATTTATAGCTACTCTCGTTGCTAAAGCATTTGTTACTAATCCTAAACCTAATGTATATAAATATGTTAGATACAAAGACGGTAATAGTGCTAATAATCATTGGTCTAATCTTGAATGGTGTCGTAATCAAACCGGAAGTAAATATGGAGCTTAATATTAATAGCAGCATTTCTGATATAATATCTGAAATAAGTAAGAAGGATAAGAAAAGACAAGTATTCATTCTTACTAGTCTTATAAAAGATTTAAAGAATACTCGTATAGAAGCTAAAAGTAATTATGAAGATTGTAACGCTTCTTATACTCGTAGAACTGATAACTTTCTCGGTCATTTTAATCTAATGATATGGAAAAAGCAATTAGAATTATTAGATATGATTATCGAGAATCTAGATGCTTATCTTGATGAATTATTAGCTAAGTAATATGGAAAGAGCTGAAATATTTCAAAGTGTAGTTAAAGGAAGTAATTTCTTTACTCCTATTGTTGATAGTTATCATTGTACTGGTAATCATATAGTAGAACTAAGTTGTTCTGAAAAAGATAATCAACATGGACTTTATAATAGAGATATTAATGGTATTACCTTCAAAGGTAAGTATGGTGTTACTGTTATTACTAATGAAGGAGATGGTTGGAAACGCAATATCGAATTAGATAAGCTGTGTGATTCTCGTGATGAAGCTATTGAATATATTAAATCATTAGATAATGCATAATAGTGAGATAATTCCTGCTCTTATTGCTAGAATAAGATAGAATAATACAGATAATGTAGTTATTCGTAGTAAACTATATAATCTATTGAATGATGTTACTAGGAAATTTAATGAAGCTATGATAGCTTGTCCTCATATTATAGACTTTCAAAATATGTCTAATGAACAAGTACTTGAACATTATTATCTAAGTGTTGGTGCTGAAAGTCTTTGGGATTCTCGCGAGCTTATTATGAAAGCTATATCTGAACAGAATAAGTTAATCAAAGAAGAATATGATAACAGTAATAAAGGATAAAGAACTTGGTAATATAAAAATAATTACTCAACAATATGCGTCAGGTCTTTATGTAGCTATTTATAAAAATAAGAGATTAATTAATCAATGTGGAAGTGATCTTAAAGAAGCTGCATATCATAGAAAAGTTCGTATTAGAGCTATTAAAAGAGGAGCTACTATTGTTGAAGGAAATGTTATCGAAACTAAAAGTAAATATCCAATAAATGTATTTGAAAATGAAAGTTCTAAAAAAGTTAGTAAGTAAACTATTAAAACTAACTAAAAAGGATAATTCTCCTAGATGCCATGATTGTGAAAGACGGGGAACTATGGATTGTCCTGTTAGTTATATGTGTTATTCTACTAAAGATAGACCTTATTTTAAATTAAGACATAATGGGAAGTAGTCTATTTAGTATTAAAGCAGAGTTGCAGGATATTATCTTGCAACTCGAAGAAGGTGAAGCAACAGAAGAAGTTATTGCTAAACTAGGTATTACAGAAGATAATCTTAAAGATAAGATTGGAGATTATCTTCAAGTAATTAAACGTTATCAATGTGACGTTAAAGAATGTAGTGACGAAGTTGCTCGTGTTAACCAAATTAAGAAAACAAGAAATAATACTCTTGAACGTCTTAAAGAAGCAGTTCTTGAAGCTGTTATAATGTTTGGTTCTACGGGCAAGTCCGGTAACAAAGTAATTGAAGGTAGTACTTATAAAGTCTATTCTCGTAATACTACTGTTACTAAGTTGGACGATGTTCGTATTGCTGATATTATCAGACATTTTATGGATATAGTTACTGAATATCTAGCAAGTACTGAAATTAAGGAAAGCCTTAGTATTGAGTATCTATCTCGTATTATCAGCACTCACATGAAAGCTGAAAGTTCCCCCATAGAAGAGCAGGAATCTGAACAATCTTCATTTGTAGATGTTACTGTTGACGATGTATTTTCTATTGATACTGAAATATCAATTCATATTCGTCTATCAGAACTTGCTAATGTTACTAATTTTAATCTTGCTCAATGGATTGGACAAAATCCTCATAAGGTAGAATTTAAGTCTTGTACTAGTAAATCTATTATCGCAGCTAATTTGAGTATGGATGCTGACCTTACTATTGCTAAACAAGAAAGTAATACATCATTAATAATTAAGTAATATGTTTGAAGTAGAAGATTGGGTAGAAGAACTTATTCAAAGAATAATGAATGCCTTTGGATGTACTCGTGAACAAGCTATGATAGAAATCAGTAAATACATATAATTATGGAATTTAACTTTAGAGATTCGAGTTATAGAAGTAAATTCAAAGCAAAAGGAATTGCTTGGAGAGGTAAAATAGGTGTAGACATTAGCGATTGTAAGACAACAGAAGAAGCTATTGTAAAAGCTAAACTCGATTATACAGTTGCTAAATGTCAATTATCTGCTAAAATGCCAGCACATGATAGTGGTGCTAGTCGTGATGGTTCTATATTTCCTAATGTAGTTAATGGCTTTGAATTTGTTGATGTTCCCGGTGAATTTGCAACTTATCGTACAGATTCTAACATTCCTCTTGGGAAAGTAAAGTCTCGTTATGAAGTAGTACAAAATCAAATGGCTTTCGGATTCTTCGATGATGCTCTTGGTGGTAGAGTTAAACTTGATAGAGCGGGTTACTTTGGTTATGGACAAAAGATATTCATGTCAGCTAGTTTTGACAAGGATATTAATATTGGCGGTGTTAATGATACTATTCAACATTATTTTGTCTTTACTAATAGCCATGATGGCAGTAGTGCTGTACAAATGATGATTACTCCTGTAAGAGTTATTTGTATGAACGCTCTTCATTCTGCTAAAATATCTGCTGAAAGTTATATATCTTTCAGACATAATAAAGGTGTCAATACTAAGATACTTACTGTTCCTGAAATACTCGGTCTTACTGAACGTAAGATAGAGGAAGAAGAAGATATGTACAAAGTGTTGTTTAAGACCAAAATATCGGATAAAGAAGTAAAGAAGTATCTGTCGGCAACCTTCCTTACGGGGGAAGAATTTGAAAGAGTAGATGAATTAAACTTATATAATGGTTTATTCCAAAGAAACAATTCTGCTTTTGAAGCCGCTGAAATATCTATGCAGAAACTAAATACTCTTTGTGATACTTTCGAGTATTATCAAGAAGGTGTTGGACAAAGACAGATAGCAGGTACAGCTTATGGTGCTTATAATGCTGTTACTGGTTATTTCTCTAATGTCAAAGATTATAAGACAGAAGAGCTTCGTTTAAAGAATACTGTATTTGAGGGTGACTATAATACTAGTCTTAAAGCTCTTAATTACGCATTGGCTGGTGTATGGGAATAAAGAATTTTATTAAGAAACTAATTGGGTTATTTACTGTTCCACGTTGTCCTAATTGTGGTGCTAAACTAGAAGAAGTTCCGCGTGAAGAAGAAAGTGACCCAATTGCTTTTAAGTGTATTAACTGTGGTAAAGAATGGAGTTAGAAACCGTATTAAAAACAATCTTATTAGATGTCCCTGTTATAGAATGTTTTATTCAGATTATAATAACTGGGATAGCACTAAAGATTACTAATGAAAGGTTAGATGATGAAGTAATAAGCACAGTTACTCTTAACTGTGCTTTATTCTTTGTTCCAATATTAGGTCATGTTCTATTTGTAATATTTATAATCAGGTTTGTTCATTTATTAAAATATCTATATGGAAAAGAAGAATAAAGTAAGGACTTGTGGTAACTGTGCTTATCTAGTAAAGAAAGATAGAAGAAACTATTATTACTATCGAGTTTATAGATGTATAAACGAATATAGTGATTATCTTGGTTCTGCTTGGAAAAGACCTAGTAGTCCTACCGATTGTCCTTATCATGAGTTTAAAAATAGTAATCATAGAGATGTTTCTGTTGGTAAATCTACTAAACAAATAATAGATAAACTTTATGGAAACAAAGAACAAGAAAATAAATTATTAGACTTTTTAGAAAATGAGTAAATTAAGTAAAGCAATAGCTAATGCTATTATTGAGTTTAATGCTGGTTTATTAACACAAGATGAACTCTTCGAGAAACTAGAACGAGACATTGATGATGTCTCTGTTAAAGTATGGCGTGAAGATAAATCTGTTCCATTACCTACTTATGGTAGAGAAGGAGATGCTTGTTGTGATGTCTATGCTAAGAGTATAGAATATGATTCAGACAAAGATAGATTTATTATTCACACAGGATTACATTTTGCTCTTTCTGATGAATATGAAATGGAACTTCGTCCTCGTAGTAGCAATACTAAAACAGATTTTTATATGCCTAATAGTCCTGGTACTCTTGATTGGGGTTATAGAGGAGAACTTCGTGTTATTTTCAAGAATCGTACTTCTCGTCAATTAATTAGAATTATTAGTACTTTTGGTAATGCTTTTAACGATATTGTTACACGTGTTAAACACGAAAATGCTTATAATTCTATTATGTGTGCAAGACAAGAGTTTAATAAGTTAATTAAGAAAGAAGGATGTCCTTATGTGAAAGGCGACCGTGTTTGTCAACTTCTTGTTCGTCGTCGTGAAAAGATTACTTGGGATGAAGTAGAAACTCTTGAAGAGTTAGGAACTACTGAACGTGGCACATGTGGATTTGGTAGTACTGGAAAGTAATGGAAGAGATTGAATTAAAGTCATTTGTTCAAGCCTTAATACTTAGAAATAAAGGGTATAAATTCAAACATATCAAAACTGGTGATATTTATACTCTTATTACTAAGATTAAAAGTAAGAATCCTCTTAACGGAGATTGGTATGATGCCTTTCTCTATGTTAATGATAAGCGACAAAAGTTCTGTCGTAGTTGTGAAAGTTTTATTCTTAATTTTAAAGCTATAAAAGATTAAATTATGAAAGCAATTGGAATTAAAATGGTTGAACTTCAACCAATGAGAGCTAGTATGGCTCTATCAACTGGTTATAAAATAGGTAATGCTCATCCTGATGATATGGGTTATGAAGTTACTTATCCAGATGGATATAAAAGTTGGACACCGAAAGATGTAGCTGATGCTGCGTATTATCCTCTTTCAGAGAATAATGACGGTACTAAGATTCTAAAAGAAGATGTTGAGAACTTTATCACAAATGTAGATGTTACAACAATAGGAGAAAAGACTACTGTTGTTAATGCTCATACTCGCAGTGGTTTCGATACTGTTCGTCATTCTTCTTGTGTTGACCCAAAGAATTATAGTGAGGAACTTGGCAAACAATATGCTATGGAAGAAGTTGTTAATGACCTTTGGGCACATCTTGGATTTGTTCTTCAATGGGCTAAATATGGTCTTAATGTTAAGCCTAAAGAAAGTAAGTATCCTTCTCATATTCAACGTGTAATTACAGAATATGAAGAACTTAATGATAAGATTGATAAACTTAATACGTTTATTAATGGTCCTATCTTTAGGAAACTTGATGCAGAAGAGAGAAACGATATGGCTTGTCAGCTTACATCTATGAGAAATTATTCTGATATTCTTCTTTCTCGTCTTACTAGAGCTGGTGTTGATTTCAAAGAACTTATTTAAACTAAAAAGTATGCTTAAATTAAATAATATATTATACATAGAGACTTATGGAGATAAATCTAAAGTAGTAAATCCTAAAATACCATATAAGGTATATCAGTGTAATAGTCTAGCTCGTATGCAAGACAAGAACGGTGGTAATACTCTTCATGTTGTTCTTGAAGATATAACTCCCGATGCTAATAATGATATTTATAACCGAGAAAAAGTTGTAGTTGAACTTAATCAGTTTATGAATACTTGGAATCCTTATGTTGAACCTAAAGAAGTAAATGATGAAGTCGGAGAAGAAGTTCATGCGTAATCAAATTCGTAAAGCTATGCGATATGCAGCTAGTCTGCCAAAACTTAAAGCTCGTAATAATATCTATCTGAAACTACAAGAAGTAGAGAAGAAATATAAGAACGAATAAGTAATAATCATTTTAGTTATACATTAATAAGAGTGCTAGTAGTAATACTGGTACTCTTATTTTATAATACTATGACAAAAAGAATAAGCGTTAAAGTAAAAGCCTATCAATCTAATGGATTTAGTAGAGCTTGTAAGAATTGTATTTATAGACCTTGTACTCCAATACAATCAAATCTATGTACTAAAGCCTATGTAGAAGGTTATATGAAAGGATACAAAAGAGCTAAGAAAGATATGAAAGAAAGTAAATGAACTTAGAACTATTAATAGTAGCAATACTGTTGATAGTTCTTTTTTTTAAACTGTACTTGGATAAAACCAACGTACTAGGGATAATTGTATTGCTGGACTTGCCTACGCTCGCAAGCTCGCTAAATCCCCCATAAAGGAGTGGAATTACCGGTAAACCAACTCCTTTATGGGGGAAGAAAGCTAGCCGTTAGGCTAGCGGGATATAGTAAAGCTAATATTGATAATAGTATTCCAAACAATAATACTAACGGCATTGGGGATAGTGTTCAGGAAGATGTTCTTCGTTAGATAGAACATTTGGGAACTTTTTGGGTATAGTACGGTCATAGACGGAGTAAATAGTATTCGGCTCTTTTTCGGGTAGTGAAGCTAAATCAATCGCTATTGACAATCATTCTACTAATCCTTGTAGCTTTGTTTCTATTTATCGTCCGAGGTTTTGCACTAGGGCGGAGACACTGCCTAAATGAAATAGTACTTATAAGTACTAAGACTAATCGAGTTCCCTAGCTCTCCACACTACACGCAACTAATCTAATTAGTCAGATAGCAAATGCTAAATCCCGTACAACAGTCCGAGACGGTAGGTACTTGTTCACTGCAAAGGTAGTAATTATTTTGATATAAACAATAAGTCGGACTACTTTCACAAGCAATCCGACTTTCCTATGAGTTGTAATATTAAGTAGTTAGTTATTCTTCATCTTCATCAGTAATCATATTAGCAACAACTTGACCTAAACCACTAAACGGACTACTACGTACTTTATAGTAACTATTATTAGCACCAAGTCTTTGATGTTTTATAATTTGATTAACTAATGGTATCTGTTTCATTATATTAACTTTAAGTTTATTCTCACCTGAATAAGTACCTGAATTATAATATAAATCATCAGGATTACCAGTAATAATATAACTACAACAGGCTTCCAGTAATTTAAGATTATCAGATGCAATACTTAATGCAGCTACTGGTTGACTATATAGTTTCTTACCTTCATTAGCTATTCCCCATGGAGTATATTGAATAGTTTCAGACATTAGACGGTCAGCACTATATAGGATATAGTCGGCTACTTGTGTAGAATCATCATCGTCATCTAGCATTAATTTTCCTACTACAAATAGTGCTACTGCCTTAGTAATAGCTATCCATTCACCTAAGCACCTACGAATATTGGCTTTATCATATTCAGGAAGAATATTATAATAAGTAGTAAGATTAGCTACAAAATCTGCATAACCTTTAGCAATTCCTTGAAGAGTACGAACAGCTTGAAGTTCGTTACTATCATTAAGTTCGTAGTATTTCTTAAATGGCATTGCTATAAACTCACCTAAACTAACATAAGTTCCTTTACTAATAGACTCTCTAGTTTCGTTATATATACCGTCAAAATGACCTAAACGATAACCAAAACGTTTTTGGAATCCAGGAACTAAGTGTTTATGGAACTGCATTAGTAAAGCTCCCCACCAAGATTGTTGTAATTGATTAGCACCAATCTTATCATAGATACCATGTATTTGATGATTAACTGATATAACCTTATTACGGAAAGCTGCAATATCATCATTAGTAAGACCACTGTCAGGTTTAAGAGTAGCAACACCATTCTTCAAGATAAGACTTTCTCTAAAAGAAGGGTGATTCTCAAACTTAGTTCTTTCTTCTTTAGTATCTTCTTTATAGGTAGCTTTAAACTCTTCTCTTATCTCTTTAGGAACAGAGCGTAAGAAGTCAGTTATTATATCAGCTTTAAACTTAACATAACGTTCTTTCTCAATATATGATTCAAGCACTTTATCTCTGAATGTTTCATATTTAGTAACTAATTCAGGATTATTCTTACGAAGAACTTTAAGCAATGCTTCTTCTCTAAGTCCCATAGCAAACTGTTCAAATGACATTACTTTATTCTTACCATTAACAGCAACAACTCTATGAGAATGAAGCATAGCTAACAATGTAGCGTTCTGCATATAATGTTCACCTGCGGTTTGTTGGATAAACAACAGATTTTCTAATTTACCCATAGGATTGTTACCTTTACCATAACGTTCTGTTACCATATCAGATTCAATAACATTGAATAATCTAATAACAGCATTAGTTTCGTTATTAGTAGTTTCATTATAAGCATCAGCTAAATAACTACCTATATTCTGCATCCATTCGTTCTCACCTTTACGGAAGTCTTTGTATTTAAAGAATTGTCCGGCAGCCATTTCCATTTGTATCTGTGTCTTACCATATAATACGTTGGCAATACCACCAGTAACGTTTAACATCATAAACTTACTAGATACCATATTACGCATAACACGAGATACTTTAGAACGAGTACCTTCATCCATTTCAAATTCATTAAATACTAACTTACGAACTTGATTCTCAAAGTGCTTAACTATATTAGAATCATCGCTCTTAGTTGTACGTATTTCTTGTTTACCAGTAATTCTACTAAGTAATCTATTATCCATAAGTTTATCATTAGGATTTCTCTTAATAATATCCATATTACGTAATTGATTACTAGTAATCTTAGCTAATCTAGCTATATCATTACGAGTATTAAAGTTATACATGCTATCAATAAATGAATTAAGTCTTTCAAGAACATTAGGATTATTACGTTCTGCATTTTCCTGTGCTCTTTGCTTACGTAACTCATTATTCTTAGCTTGAGTTTCACGAACATAAGCTAGATATTCATCAGTAGTTTCACCTTCTTGTTTCTCACGAATAGGAAGAAGTTTAATCTCTGATAAACTATGTAACATAGGAGCATTACTAAATCTTTTATATAGATTAAGCTCTATATCAGACTTATTAGGAGTATCATACCAACCATGACTACGTTTAAAGTCTTGCCAATAATCAGTAAAACCTTGATGAGGTTGTTCAACAGCTTGATTAGGTAAATAACCACGATTAATATAGGCACGACTACGTTTATCTTTAACAAGACTATTAAGTAGATTATCTACTTCATTATATAGTTGTTGCTGATAGTTATTCATTCCGTAATACTTATCATTACGATATTTATTAGTAGAAGGTTGTAACTTAACTTCATCATAGTTAGGATTCTTGTACTTGTCTTTAACTTTAGTTTCTAACCATTTATATTTAGGACTATATTCCATATTATTAGCTTCGTCCTTAACTACCATTTGTTTCCAAATAGCTAATGGTTCGTATTCTTTAGTAATAGGATTAAGTACATGATTCTCGTTATACCATTTATCAAATACTACTTTACCCATTTTGTTCATAGCTACATACATAGCTTCGTAATATACAGTATTGATATAACTTATATGCTCATCTAACCACTTTTGAGCTTGTTCTTCATTTGGCTTAACTCTACCAACAGCTGCGGCAAACATTTGCTCTTGATGTTTCTTTAAGTTAGCTATTTGCACTTCTGTAAACTTAGTACCGTCAATAACACCTGTTTCATCATACTTACCGTATGCCATAGTACGAACAAAACTATCAAAAGGATTGCCAGCACGAGTATCCATATAAGCCTTCTTTAACTCATCTAAGAACTCACCTTTTAACTTATAGTCGGTATTAGCTTTAAGCCATTCAGCTGATTCTCGATAAGTTTCAGATGTTTCAGGGTATTGAAGTCCTTCAATAGCTTGTTTATAACGAATAGTAAAAGCATCCTTAGGTCTGTTCTCTTTATACTTATTATTAAGTTGACGACGAGACAATAGATAATTATTAACTGCATTAGCTTCATAATAATTCTCTTTGTAATTACCGTCAACATCAATAACAGCACGCATTTCAGTAAGTTCACTTTGAATCTCGTTAAGACGTCTTTCATTTTGAACAGTAAGAGTACTATAATCATTGTCAATCATTGTACTTAATATATCTCCTTCTTCATGCAATAGCTTCATTAACTTAACATAAGTTTCAGGGTATTTATTAAGTAACTGGTTTGTATTGTAGTACTCTTGATACATCTCTTTAACGTATTCACGTTCTACATTATCTATTAAGAACTTCTCTAACTCATCTTTAGCTTTCTTATATATTAAACCGTCTCGACCATTCGGGTCTTCGATTTGTGCCAGCTTTACAGCCTCTTTTAGTGACCTTAATTTTTCAGTGAATGTTTCATTATACGGCAGCAAAAGATTGCCATTTTCGTCCAAAATATCGTTCAGAGACACGTCTATACCGTTGTTTTTTGCGTCCTCAATGATAGCCGATATTGCCGAAGTAAACGCTATCTTTTTGTCTCTAGCTTCTATTTCACTAGCTCTTAACTGATTCATCATTTGTTTAAGAACTATCTGAACTATTGGTATATGTGTCTCTTGACTATCAGCTAACCAAAACTGGAAGAAGTTTTCATCTTCAAATGCTTCTGTAATACTAAGCATATTAGATTGTACACGAGGGTCACTAGAAAGACTAGTAATGTAACTATCGAAGTACATCTTAGTACTACGTTTAACTACATTATCTAAGTCTTTGATACGTTTGAACTTATCCTTAATCTGTTTAAGCATATCATTAGTTCTACGTAAACCTTCGATTTCTTCTTCTGTCTCACTTACAGTATAAGCTTCATCAATATTATAAGATTGAATAGCTTCAATAATAGAATAGTCTTCTACAAATCTATTAATATCATCTAGGAACATTTCATAACGAGTACGTAATGTTTCGTCCTCTAACATACGGTCGAATAACTTCTTATTAGTTATACTCCATTTCTCTTGAACTATCTTGTTACCATTTTCGTCTAACTTATAAGTTCCGTCAGGATTAGTAACATAAGTAGTAAAGAAGTTATGTATATCAAATAAGAAATCATCAATACGTCTATTAGTATAACCATTGATAATTCTCAACGCTTGTTCACGTAAGTTATCATTTAACTTAGTAGCTGTATTAGAACGTAAATCAATAGCTGTAAATGAACGGAAAGCATCGTTTAATGCAGCTTCTTCTACATTAGCATTACTACGTTCAACACTTTCAATAACACGAGATATATAATCATTTATCTCTTTATCATTATCTATCAATGCAGATTCAAGTATATCTTCATTAATAAAGTTATCTTCTGTCTGAACACGAATAATGTTATTATTAGCAAACTTATCTAATCTAGCGTTTTCTTTAACTACTTGAGTAATGGCATTACGTCTAGGGAATTGTAATTGACTAACACTATTAATAGTTACTTTCTTACTATACATATAGTCAGGAGTGAGACTAACAGATTTAGTAGTTATACGACCTAAGTTAGTAACAATATAAACATTACCTTCTTTTTCGTATCTAAAATATCCACCGGCTCTAAAACCTGTATTATCTACAACAGTTTGTAGAACAGGAACAAAACCAATACCATTAACATTAACATCTTCAATAGTTTGATTAATGCTAGCTTTAAGTTGAGCATAATAAGGAGATTCAGAATTATCTGACTTCTTTTTTCTAAGCTGAATTTCATTAGCTTCTAACTTAGTCATAGCGGTTTGTAGTCTCTTAGCTGCAATATCCTCATTATTACGGTCATTAATAAGTTTACGAATATTACCATAATTCATATTAGGAGCTGCAACAACATAATTAGTAATACCAACAGCTTCAAGAAATTCAATAGTATCTAGTATAGCTTGATTATCAGTAGTAGCAATAATGTATCTACGAGAAGTATCAATTTGTTGCTCCTTTATGGGGGAAGTCAAGACTGTACTATTAGGAAATGCTTCTTCAATTAATAAACTAGCACCAACTTCAAATACCTTAGGAAGAACTACAAACTTACGAATATCAGAGTTCATAGCTATATTAATAGAACTAATAAATGCAGGGTCGTGCTGACGAATAGAAACTTCTTCCAGTATATCTAAAGGAAGATACATTCTATTATTATCAGGATTAACACTAACTTCTCCAATTTCGTTCTGTTCCAAAGGATTAGTAGGAAGCATATATACAACATCATTATCATATACTAGCTTATATAAACGTAGAACTTTATTATTATCATTAGTCTTAGCATAATGACGATATTTACGATTATCTTCACTACCAGTAATCATTCTGCGTTCTTGTGCTTCTTTAAAACTAAGCATACCTACACCAAGTCTATTGAATACTATCTTATTAGATTCTTTGTACTTCTTATTCTCAAATGTAAGTACATCAGGATTATTAGGATTAGTTCTAAAGAATAAGTCACGTAATTTTTCTATTGCTTTATCATCATTACTAAGTCTTTCATAGGTTCCTGTTTCACTACCGTATTGAATCATACTATTAATAGCTTTGTCTGAATCATTAATAATATTAGTAGCTATTGAAACTCCATTATCAGAATCAATACCAGTATCCTGTCCATATAAAAGCTCAACAGGAATAATCTTACTAACTGTTCCACCTTTAAACTTATAACCTTCTACTACCATAGAATATCTTACTAGGTCCATAGCTGTAAGTTTAACGAAAGGATTATTACTATGCCAAGCATTACGAAACATCTGATATTGAGATTCAGTAGATATAGTACTATCAATAATAGATATTCTATCATAACTATTGCGACGACCTTTATACTCCACATTTAGATTTTTAAATAGATTATCATCCGAAGTATATCTTTGAATCAATACTACTTTATTTGCAGGAGACAACTTCATAAATGCTTCTACATTCTTTTCAGACATATCAGACATATCGAAGCTACCTACTACATCAGTATAACCATATAATCTAGCACGAGTATTCTGTTGACTACTAATAAGATTCAAATTATAACTAGGAATAAACTCATTATCACTTCTAGTTATAAATCTATTAGTATTAACAAAATTAGATTGTGCTTGACTCATATTAATTATGAAACTCTCTAACTGTTGAATAGTTTGTAGATTACGAACATCGAACTTACTAACTAACTCACGGAACTGTGGAGTTTGAGTTTTGAATATTTCACTATCACGAATAATCTTTTCAGTAGCTATACAGCTATACTTCAGTTGATAATATAAAGAAGGATATGCTGATTCTGAATCATCCTGATTAATATCGTTAATAGTATTAAAACTAATCTTAGGATAAATAGCATCTATAAGATATTTATTACCTTCTTCTGTAACAGCTTTAAGAACAGGATTACCTTTCTTAATACGAGCAATATTGTTATTCTTAATATCAGTAATACGATTAATTACATTATCAATTTCGTTAGCAGATTTACCAGCACCAAACTTATCACTAGTAATAACCATCATGTTAGTATTGATTTGGTCACCTATCTCTTTGAAATATTCAAATGCCCTTAATGCTTTAATCTGATATATAAGATTATCTGTATTATTATAGCTAGTACTTTCTACATCATCTTTAAGATGTTCTCTTAATTCAGTTACTCGTATTCCTTCTTCGAGTAATTCATCTTCATTGATAGTTATTCCTCTAGCTTCAAGCATTGCTTTAACATCTTTAAGACGAGTTTTCTTAGTAATACTATTAGCTGGAATACCAACAGTCTTAGCCAATCTTATATACATATCTCGTCTCAATCCTATAAGGGGATTAAATCCAGTTTCACCGAATACATTATCATTAGCATTTTGTCTAGCAATAAGTTCGGTTATTACAGGTTGATTAACGAATAAGATAGAAGTTTCATAGTTTGCACCACAATCAACAATAGACTTATATACATCGAAAGTATATAAATCAACATTAGGTACACCACCTTCTTTTACACCGTCAAGAATAAGTGCAGTAGTTTCAGAAGAGTAAGGAGTAATTAAACGATTATCTATATTAAGATTATCGTAACTCCAACCTAACTGATTATGGTCTACCATTACTTCTTTTCCACTTCTAGTTACGTCTCTGAAACGTTTTCTTAATTTTGCTTGAGCGTCTTTGGCTTCTTTCTCTGTATTATATGTATATACAAACCTAAAACCACCATGAGCACCGTCAATAATAGTCTTAGCTTTATTACCAATAGAGGCAAAGTTGTCACGATTAACAGAAATAGCTTTAAGACGTGCACCGGACATATTAGCATCACGATACCAATTTTGAGCAATTACTGAATTAATATTACGATAAGTCTCTGACAAACCTTCAAAGATATTACTCTTTGCAGCTTTAATATCTTCAAAATTACTAGACGATAAGTTCTCACCAATAGATACTGGTAGATTCATTATATTAATAAATGTATCTACTATTTTATTGTTACGAGCATCACGAGTATTTTGTTGAGCTACTGTTAATTGACTAAATTCTTCAAGAGACATAGCTCCTACTATTTCAGCTCTTGCTTGAATAGTTTGTTCTAATCTAGCTCTACGAGTTTCATCAGCATAATCAATAGCTAGTTGTTCAGCGTTATCTTTTACATTTTGATAAAATTCTCTTTGTTCATTAATAACAGATTGAATATTACGATACTGTTGTGCAAACTTAGCAACATATTCATCATTAGCATATTCACTTTCATAAAAGTCCATCTTACTTACAATAGCGTCTACTCTTTTACCAAACTTTAATTCTTTTGATTTAAAAGTAATAGTAAGATTATCTTTTATTTCTCTTGGAAGCTCAGCCCATGTTTCATCTGTTTCAGCTATTAAATCTCTAACTTGGTCAGTTAAGAATTTATCATATTCTTCATTAGCTTTACGAACAGTTTCTCTTGCAGCTTTACGAGCTTCTTTAAATTCTTCTTTAGTAAATTCAGAATTAGTAGCTTTACGAGTTTCTTTATCTATTAAAGAATTTATATAACCAATATATCTGCGATAAGTACTTACTTCATCTTCTCCATCTATATATTCGACCTTATGAGGTTTACCATTTCTATCGAAATAAGCTGTATGATATATACCATAAATACTATCAATATCAAAGTCAGCACCAGTTTGTAATACCCATTCATCAGGAACTATAATAGTAGAACCTTGAGATTCATCTAACAAACCTACTACTTTCATAACAGCAATAGATTGTTTACCTTCTGTTGGAATACGATAACCAATCATAGTATCTAATCCAGCATTTTGTAAGTCCTCTAAAGTTACTTCATGTACAAGATTGCCTTCATTATCATAAGTATTATAAGCCTTAACCATCCATTTAGGTAATAGTATTTCTACTATTTGACTTCCGTCTTTATGATAAGTAAGTTTACGTCCTAGACTATATCCGTGCTTCTCTTCTACTTTTGATTGCATTAAATCTCTTAAATCTGTACGACCAGACAAAGCTGTTATACCAACATCTGATACTTGACTAGCATGAAAACCAGGAAGTACTTGTCGAGTAACACGATTAGTAAATATACTATTTACAATGTTTTCTATCTTACTACGAACTAAGTTAGTCCATGCAGGCATATAAGGCAATCCAGTTTCAGGATTGATTTCGGCATATTTACGATAATTACTATCTAATCCTCTACGAGTTAACTCGTCTTTAATAAGTGCTATAAATTGATTATTATCAATCTTAACTTTTCCTTCTTCATATACTACGTTACCTCTAGCGTCAATACTAACTCCAATACGAGATGCCGCATCTTTAAAGCTATCTTGAATATTAGCGGTAAAGTTATCAAAGAAATCTTTAATAAGAGATTGTCCTTCGGGAGTATTACCTATATTATCAATTAGTTTCTTAACTATCTGCAATCCAGCTTTATTCTCACCGTCCATGTGTTGTGGAATATCTTGTTGCATATGTAGATTAGAATACCAACCAGTTTTATACTTAGTTTGGATGTCCTCGTTAAACCGTTTCAACCTTTCTTTAGAGGGGAATTTTCCATGAGCATCCCAAAACTCTAATACTCTATTAGTTGTAGCCTTTTCGGTAGTAGTAAAGTTTACCTGACCAATATTATTATCAGTCATATATTTAGCAAGTAAACCAAGTTCACTATTACCTAAAAATCTAGGTATGAGTACAAATTCAGCATTTTTAATCTGAATAGGATTAGCTAATTTAGCATCATTATCTATTTCTAAATCATAATAGAAGTTCTTTTGAACTTGTATTTTCTTAGATAATTCTCCTAACTTAACATTATCAATAGGTTTACTTTCATCATAAAGAGCTTCAATTAAGTCTTTATAATTATCATACTCGCCACGTAGATATATTCTACGAACAAATTCGTCTAAGGTTATGAACGATTGAGCATCAGTTACTTCTGATTTATCTTTAGCAAACTGTTTAAGTACAAATGCTTCTGTCTCTTTAGATACTTTAGCTATCTTTAATTGTTTCTTTAAATCTTCAATAACTCCACCTTTGCTTTGAACATCTTCAAGAGTAATATATTTAAAACTACTATCTACACTAATAGTCTTATTAGGAGAAACTACTATATCTCCCAAATGCTTCTGTACATTGTATAAGTCATAACCTGCATAAGCTAATCCTCCGGCTTGATATTCTTTATTACGTTTAATTGTATCACGAGAATCTTTATAATATGCTTCATCTCCAAAGAACATATCATTAAGATTGTTATATTGAATCTCATAGTTAAGTACCATTTCTGCAATAAAAGCATTAAATGATTCTTGACTAGCGTTCTTATATCTATCTACAAATTCTTTATTAGAACTATATTTAGCAACAGCTTCTTGTATTCTATAATTAATATAATTATCTATATAATTATATACAGAATTACGAAGTCCACCAGTAAGTCTAATATTGTACTCTCCATTCTCATCTTGTATTAGCGATATTTCACTATTCTTTCCCCCATAAAGGAGTGAGAATACGTTGCCTCCCTCGAATAGCCAGTTCATATCTACTCTTTTGGCTATTTCACTACTACTATATTTATAGTTGTCAATCTTATTGACTTTATCAATAAGTAAACTTCTAAACTTAAATACATTACCAGTAGGAACACCATTTGAATCAAGAATACCTTTACGATAATGATAGTTAAGTCTAGCTTCTGATTTACGCAAATCTTTAAACTCTTCTTTTATCTTAGGTTTACCGTTCTCATCAGATACGATAGTTACTACTCCATTCTCAACAGTTGTCTCAAATAAGAAGTTAATAGCTTGCGCCATTTCTGCTAGTTCTTTAGCATAGATGTTAGCATAAGCTACATAGATAGGATGAGTATGATTTATAGATATAGAAGAACTCGTTTGATATTCTCCAAAACGAGATTTAAATTCACTTTCTGAAAATATATCTTTATTATCACTTCTTCTAAAACGATAACCTTTTGGAGCTAATACTATGGTTTTTATTCCTAGTTGTTTACCTGCTTTAGCACCAGATTCATCTGCACCTGTTTGTCCCCCACTTCTTATTAGATTTACTTTTACATTTAATTTAGGGTTGTTTACAACATTTCTAAGAACATTATAAATGAAAGAATCTATTCTATTTTGATTTATATTATATTTTTCAAAAGTATATATTCCATTACCTGCAATATTTATACTTATATCTCTTTTAAATAAACTATTATATTTTTTATTTATATCATTTACAATCTTATTTGCTATCTCTTCTACTGTAACTCCTTTTAAGCTTTTCATATCAATAGGAATATACAGTTTATTATTATTTTCTACATACTTTTTTGTAACTCTTTCTCCAGCAGTTGTAAAATCCATAGCAAAAGCTATTGTTACATCTGCATTAGCATTGATATTAGTTCTTTCATTATAATTTTCAGATGAAGATTGATTAAATATTATATCACTATTTGTATCTTGTCTAATGAATAAATCATTAATATCTAGTTTATAACTATTAAATACGAAAGTCTTAGGTGCATCAGAAGGTGTTTGAGTAAAGAACTTAGATTTCTTAACTCCTTTAGTCATCTCATAATTGTCACCATTATTAGCGTATTCATTAAGCGTAATAATATCCCATTCAAGAGCATTAATATCTTTATAAGACTTAGCCTTTCCTGTAACTTCATTACTAACACCATTATACAATTGTGCACCAAATTCACGATAATATTCAGTAAGTTCGTAACCAGTATCAGTAAGACGAAGTAGACCGGGAATTACTTTACCATTAGATAAAGTCTTTTCAATAAGTATATTACTATATTGATATTGAGGAATATTAGTAAACTTAACTAGATAATCACGAAGTTCAGCATTAGCAGTCGGATTATCATTATAACGATTATCGTTAATTCTTTCAAAGAACTTACTAATATAATTATTCTTTAGAATATCACTAACTAGATTATTCTCTGCATTAATACTATTAAATTCAGAATCTACTATTTGATAGTCTTTAAATTTATCAGATATACGATTAGCTATATTATTAGCATAACCGCCTTTATATTGTAGTTGAGACTTATCAAACGGAACTACTGTATATTCTTCATCATTCTTAGCTTTGCTATATTCGCCTGCATAATATATACGTTGTGCTTCATTATCTATCTTTAATATATTAGATGCATTAGCTACAACTTTATTAAATTCTAGCAAATCGTTGATAAGACTAGTGATATTAGAAAGTTGACTATCACCGAAGCTACGAATGTAGTTAACAACACCCTGCCTATTGATGCCGAAGTTATACTTATTAAAAATTGCAGCAATTTTCTCCGTAATTTCTTGTATTTCATTTGTATTTGAATTGTTTAATGTGGATAATCTATTTTTAAGTTCGTCTAATACGGCAATATCATTAGCCATAATAGAAGGATTGTGAATAAGTGAATCGAAACTATTAAGTATCTTATTTTGCAGATTAAGTTTAGGGAAAGTATTACGATTCTTAGTCACTATATTAGAACCGTCTGCGCTTTGAATTACTTCATTACGTTCCCAAATAGATTGTTTTAGTTGAGTAAATATCTTATTTCTTATCTGAACATTAGCTTCATCTTCTAGTAGACGAGCAGCATATTCTAAATGAGATACTTCTTTAAATCTTTCAGCAATAGTATGGAAACTTTCTACCATAGTTTCAACACTAGAGAAGTTACCATAATTATTCAATGCTTTAAAAGAACTAGAAAAAGTAGCACTTTCAGCTATGCCTGAATAAGTATTATTAGAAGTATCAGGTTGTTCATTTATAAAACTATTACTATTTGTCTTAGGTAAACGAGCAAACCATTCTTTTACTTCTTTACTAACATTTTTATCTATATCTTTTCGTTGGTCAGATAATTCAGACCAATCAGCACGAAGAGCAGCAATAGTTTCTTGGTCATCTTGACGAGAGTTCTGTTCACTATCTTCTTTAACATCATCGTTAGATTCAAAATCTTCATTAGTATCTATACCAAACTCTTTGCTAAGACTAACTACTTCCGGTGAGTTAATTACTATATCAAATAACTCATTACGATTATAATTACCACCATCGTAAAGATTACGAATAATAGTACCTACATAAGCCTTTTGTTCTTGAGTAAGTTTTTTATCATTCTCTTTCAGATGTCTATTAAGATAAGTAATCATAGTTAGCTTTATAGCGGCTTGAGGACTTAACTCATTACCAGCTTTATCCTTTAGGACTTCTTTCTCACCTTTACGTTTTCTATTAGCAAGAGCTTTACGAATACTTCCTTGACTCTTTAGATAAATAGTACTAAGGATATTAATAGCATGGTCTTCCTTTGCTATATCATTACCAAATATACCAGTTCGTGAAGTACGAACGTTCTGAACATAATCTTGAGTATTAATTGTTTCTCTGTTATTATATGCTATAATAGCATTAACAGTGTTTGCATCAATACTCTCTTCATTGAAATCTCTACCAGTCTTTTCTTGATACCATTCACGAAAACTAGTATCTTCGATAGTAGCAAGATATTCGGTAGACTTTCTAACATCATTATTAGTAAGCTCTAATAGCTTATCTAATTTAGGATTACTAGGAGTACAACTCATATACTTTATATTATTAATTAAGTAATTACTAACAGTATCAAAGATAGCATTATTATCAACACTATCAAATATATTTATCGAATAGTCTGAAACCACACGTTCCGAAGACTGACGGATGCCCGTAGACCGCAAATTCCTGCCGAATTTCGCATTTTATATGCTGTCGTGATAGTAAGATAAGGAAAATATAAAAGTCCGGCAGATGCGCTTAAAATGGCTCATTCTAAGGCTCTCTGCCGGACTTTCGTCTCTAGGCTTATCTTACTTAACTACATACAAAACTAAGCTCACCAGTGTCAAACAAATGCGTCACAATAGCCTTTTGTCGATTATTCAATCCCTCAATCAGACTATCGAAATTATCGACTTGACGGTAGTTATCACTTATACTACTATCTAAATCTAAGTCTATATCAGGAATATCAAATACATCATCAGTAGGAACGCTAACATCTTCCTCTGCTCTATCAAAAGTATCGTCATGAGTAACAGTAGAAGTACTAGCTGTATCACTAGTTTCTAATCCAATAGTAGATAAACGATTACGAACTTCTCCAAGTAATGTATTATCTATTTGTCCTATCTTACCTATTAATTCTACTAAAGCATCTACTATTTTAGTAAACAGGTTATTTGATTCAGTAGTAGGATTAGAATCATACTTAATTCTAGCTAGTAATCTAGCAAATGTACGATTAGTAATAGCTTCGACTACAAACTCTTCAATAGCAACAGCTCTAGGTTTACTACTATTTAAGAAATCTCCATACTCATCTACTAGACGAGAATCTTGATTAATAAAGTTAGCAAACTTATCATATAAGTCTCCGAATGATTGTTCTATATTAGCACGTTCATCATTAAGTAGATAATGTACACCTTCATGTATAAGAGTAAGAACTCTACGTTCAGGAGCAAGACTATTAAAACGATTACTAAGAGTAATAGTATTACCACCAGCTACTATTCCTGCAAATCTACCTTCATCGCCTACTATTTCAATATCAGGATTAAGTTTAATACCAGCACTTTCTAATGCGGATATAACAGATAGTAGATTAGGATTATCAGTATTAGCTTGTGCAACTTCCATAAGAGTACCTACTTGAGGAGTACTATCTTGACTAGCAAGTGGGTCAGGTGTAGCAATAGGAGATACAACTTGTTGCTCCTCTATGGGGGAAACAGCGGCGTCAGCCGCGTTAGTACGACCAGTACTACGACTAGGATTCATAAGAGTAATATTACGATTATATACATCTCCTACATAATTAAAGTTACTAATAATATTACCTTTACTGTCAGTAACATTACCTAAGTCTGTAACTAATACTCCGTCTTTAGCTACGAACTCTTCATAACTACTGTAACCTGTGTCCATCCATTCATCTTGAAGTATATTAGGTATCTTAGCTTGTAGTTTACCGTCTACCATTCTAAATAAATTAGATTCACCACGAATAGCTGAATTAATAACATTACGAGTTAATGTAGCATATACTCCTTCCATCATAGTGCTAAAGTTACCATGATTATTAGTAGGAACAAAACCATTAGGCATACGAGCCATAAGTCTTCTAGGTTTAGTTTCGCCAGGTATAGCAAATGCTACGTTTCTATCAGCAACGTTAAAGTAAATAGTAGCTCCAATCTTATTAAGAGGACGAAATGCACGACCTACAACTTCATAACCATAAAGAGCTTTTTGCTTACCTACGTATTTAGATATTTCATCTAATAGTTGTTGATGTAAATCAGTATTTCCTTGTAGAGTAGCATCTACTAATGAATGGAATAATTTATCTAATCCTTCGTTAAATCTCTTAGTATATTCAGTAGCTTCTGTTTCACTATTGCTCATAGTATTCTCACGACTAGTAACAGCAATAAGTCTACCTTCTGAATCTTTAATAGTCATACCAACTACACCTCTAGGAATACGACTAGCAGCAATAATACTGTTGGATTTAATATCGGCAACTCCTCCGTCAACTCCTACTACTAGACGATAACCGTCAGTAGCTTCACTAGTAGCTACGTCTCCAAACTTACGATATATAGGATTACCTTGTTTATCTCTAGCATAAATAACACTACCTGAACTTGTACGACCAACAACTAAACGTTTCTTTTTATACTTGGTATTACTAATAGAGGACTTTAAGTTATTAATGTCAGTATAAGACTTCTTGAGTTTATTCATCCAATTAGTCAACGATTCATTAACAATAACACTAAAGTTAGACTGATTAACATTAAGAGCATTATTAAAGAATATGATATTATTAAGATGTTTAATCCTATCTAATAGATTAGTTTGAGTATCACCGAATAAACTAGTTAGATTTTGCCAGTGACCATTCTCTTGTAGAGCATTAAGTTGATGTCCGAATGTTCCTTCAACTTCGGGATTATTACGAACACGATATAAACGACGTATATTATTAAGTAATTGTACAAACTCTTTGGCAGCAGGTTCTTCGCTAGCAATAATAGATTGAAGTCGAGTTATAAAATCTATACTATCATTTTTAACAGTATATCTCCAACCTTGATTCATAACTTCAACATTACCATTATTATAACCAATCTTAGGGAACTCACCTATCTTAATTCCACGAGACTTAACAATAAGATTACCGTTTTCATCTAGTTCTACACTTACTGTATCATTAGTCTTTAATTGACCGATACGAGAATAAACTTTACTATCATTTAAATTAACTAGATTAAAGAAATAACCATTGTCTTTACTATTCTGTTTATCTTCTGCAACAGCTTTATCTAAAGTCTTACTTGCTTCTTGTATAATATCAGAAGGAGTTTTAATCTCTTCATCAACATTAACTATCTTACCGTCTACTATTTGACGATTAGCTAGAATCTTAATATCATTATACAAACTAACAGCTCTAGGATTTAACTGTTGTAGATAAACCATCATATCATTAAGACTAGTAAATGTCTTACCTTCTATCTGATTACCTTGTATTTGATTATATAAATCTATAATTAAATTTATCTCTTCTATACGTTGGCGTTGACCTTCTAAGTCATTATCAGATATAGATGATTCAAGAACGTTAGTATCAGCAGGAGCAGATTCATCAGATTTACTAGTATCTACGTAAGTAACATCTCCGATAGCAATAGCGGCATTTAGTTCATCGATAGTAACATCAGCAATAATATTACCTTTAGCATCCATTCCATCAATACTAACATTGCCAAATTTACTAACACGTACGTCTATTGCACTTACTTTAACTGGTTTTCTACTAACATCTCCTAAACTAGCAAAAGGCTTTACTATTGTAAATTCTAAGTTATTAATATTAGCTTTATTTATAACACCTGAACTAGCTTTAGATACTACTTTATCTAATGTCTCTTTTAACTTCTTCTCTTTAGCAGTCTTTGGTTTAGGTTTTGGAATAGGCTTAACCTCTGGTTCTTCTTGCCTCGTCGCTTCGCTCCTCGCTTCCCCCATAGAGGAGTCTTGTTGCTGATTATTCCCATTCTGTTGCTGTGCCTGACTTTGTGCAGCAAGACTATTTCTTCTCTTAGTAATAGCTTCTCTTAAAGATGCTATATCTTTCTTACCATTCTCTGAATTAGATAGAATACTAACAGTATTAGATAAACTCTTATTACTAGTATCTTGAGATTCTTCTTCTGTAAAAGCATTATCTAACGCTTTATCTAACTTAGCAAGTTCTTCTTCGGTAGCTACATTAACGAAATCATTAAGATTCTTTTTTGCAGACTTAACTAACTTCCTAGCAGCTTCTTCAAACTCTTTCTTACGAGTATCTTCAAACTCTTTAGCCTGCTCATTAGTAGTAATAATATTAGAACGATAGTTATCTCTACGAATTTCATCAAGAAGTATCTGTCCCATATTATCCATATATTCTGAATTAATAGCACGAACTTGTTTAGATAAACTTCCTAGACTAAAGTCTTTACCTGCTTGTTTAAACAGAGCTACATCATTTTCATCTAATTCGTTTATCTGTTTCTTAATAAGTGCGTTTTGTTCTTGACTACCTTCTATTCCAAGAGCTATATTTTCTACACTACGAACATTATCTAAGAATAAACTTTCCATAGGACTTAAACCTCTACGTAAGTCATTAACTTTAGATTCTATTATCCTAGATATATCTAAGTATTGACTAGCTTGTGCTTTATCCAAAGGATTATTACTATTCTTTAGACTATTATAAGTAGACATTACTTCGCGACGATACTGTTCTAATATACCTAACTGCATACGATTCTTAGCCATTGGGTCAAGAATCTCATTAATAGCAGGGATAGTATTCTCTAATTGAGATTGAATAGTATTAAGTCTTTCTACTCGTTTATTTAATAAGTCTACTTCTTGTGCATTAACTATATTCTCTGATATAGCAACATCTAGTAAAGCATCATCAATATTAGCACTTCGTAATGCAGTAGAATAATTAACGTATCTATCAAGAACAGTACGCATAGTTTTCTTTAATTCTTGCGTATCTCTATCGTATTCAGCATCATCTACAAGACCTGAATCAACTAGTTTCTTCTTTAGTCTAGGGTCTTCAATATAATCTTCAAGTAGTTCATAATTACCTGAACGAATAGCATTTAAAGTAAGAGTAGTAGTAAACTTCTCTTTAGCAGCAGCACGTAAATCTTCTTGTTCTTCGGGACTAACCTTACTATAACGAGTAGTACCAACTGTTGGGTCTTGACTAACAGTACCGTCATCTAAATAAGTAATAGGATTACCATTAGCATCACGTTCTATTTGATATGGATTTTCACCATTATCAATAATCTGCATCTGACGAGCATACTCATTGAATACCTGTTCACGACCATTTATTTCAGCAATACGTTGTTTCTCTTCTACATTACCACCTTTACGATTATTAATGGCTGACATAGTACCGCCAAAAGTAATACCGCCAATAACTCCCCAAAGTGCAGCATTATATAATTGAGGATTCTGTAAGTACTTCTCTATTCTATCCATAGAAACAGCACCATTATATTGTCCAGCTTGACCTAATAAATAACGACCGTATAAAGTACCTTCTTCTTGACCTACGTAGTTTATTGCTTCTTCAATACCTTCTGATAATTCAGATAACAAAAGATTCTCACTAGAATTAATAAGTCTATTTATCTTTCCTGCGAAATCTTTAATAGTTCCTTTAGCTGCCTGTCCAAGTGTTTGACTAGTAGATTCAATTCCAGTAGAAGCTATTCTATCAAGAGCTTGATTCTGTGAATAACGAATACGTGGAGTAATAGCACGATTGACTTGTCCTATTGCTTTATTAACTGCACGTAACTGCATATAGTCGAAGAATACATTACCTGCATTATATCCAAAGTTTCGCATAGCTGCTTTATCTGCAACTATAAGAGCAGCTTCTTCTTTAGTTCTTTCTTTAGCTTCATTAGCAATATCAGGATTATTATCTAACCAAGTTTGAAATTCTTCATCAGACATTCCTGTAAATAACGACAATGCTTCTCCTTCTATTTGTTCCGCAACTCCGCGAGCTTCTTGATAGTTCTCACCAAGACGCATACCAATAGCAGTAATACCGTCTTTAGCGATAAGTTTCAACTTATTAGCACGATATACATTATCTAATTTAGTAGCTTTCTTAGCCCAATTCATTGCACGATTTACTTTAGAACTATTACGTCCTAATGCTGCAACACCTTTACCAACAGCTCCAACTCCTTTAGTTAATAAAGTACCAGGAATCATTAAAGATAGAGAACTAGCAATACTTGGAACTTGACTAAAGAACCAACCTGAAAAATCATTCATATCAAATGCTTTATCAGGATTCTCACGATATATAGGAAATAAATCATCACGAACATAATCAGATATAGCATCACCTGCTCTAGTAATAGGATTACTAAACGGTTTATCATCCCATAATCCAGCAGTAGCTAAATCTACTAACATACCCATACCACCAACAGTATCTCCTATAACTGTTCCAATAGTTTGACCTAAAGCATTACCTGCTTGTTTCCAAGCTGATTGATTTTTAGCACGAAGAGTTTCTAATTCTTCTCTACTTTGATAACGATTAGGTTCAGCACCATACTTAGCTAAAGAATGATAATCTTCCTCTGTTCCAGTAAAGACTTCTTTACCACTAAGATTACGAAACATAAAGTCGCCTTGTGCAGCTACATCAGGTTTGTATTTAGTAACAGTAGGAGCTTCTTTAGCCATATTAACAGAATTAGCCCCACTGTCTAGTGGAGCTTTTTCTACTGATATATCATCAAATATGTTTGGCATAACTTAGTTCATTAAATCGTTCATTTGATTAAGTATCACTTGACTAGGGGATTCACCAGTAAGTCCTGAATACATTCTATTAAAGAACTGGAATACTTGTCTCTTAGTATCAATATCTAGTTCTCTAAGATTACCAGTAGCACCTGCCATAATCATAGCCTTCTGCATGAGAGGACGAGCAATAACTTGTTGCTCCTCTATGGGGGAATTTGCAATAGAACCATTCCTTGCACTAATAAGATTTATATCCTCTTTAACAGGAGCAAGAATAGCATTAGCTTGATTATTCTGAAACATACGTTGAAATAACTCACCTTCTGTAATCTTAATTACCGGTTCATCATTAGCATCTAATATCTGATAGAAACTACCGCCATCGGTAACAGCAGAATATGTTCCATCTCCAAATTCAGAATCAGATAAACGATAATTTCTTTTAAGTGCGTTATTATACTTAATAGAATTAAGAGTGTCCATTGCTTTAACAGCAGGTAGAGATTTGAATCTTTCTATTTCATCATTAAGGATAGCACCTGTAATCATATAGTCTCCGGCTACTGCATTTTGTATTCTTTCTTCCATTTCAGAATCAGGGTTCTTAGCACTATTCTTTCCAGTCTTAGGAGTATAAGGAATATTTAAGAATACTCCGTATTCCCCCGTAGAAGATGATGAGCACCAGCCGTTATTAATGTTTTTCTTCTTAACTTGTGCTTGAATAGTTTGCATAATAGCATCACGTTCTCTACTATCTTCAACAGGTTCAAGAACTCCTTCGGCATTACGTTTCTTAATAACAATACTTCCAGGATTAGCAATACTAATCATATTCATTACTCTTTCATTGTAGTTCTTTAATTGGTCATCTTCAAATCCTTGACCAGTAGCAACTATATGAGGAGGTAAATCAAATACATTAACATCAACATAACTAGGTGGTAATGATTTAGATATACGTTTAGTTGCAGCATTAGACATTTGTGCAGCTTTTTCATATACGTAAGCAGGAGAATCTTTAGTACTCTTAGCAGTAGTTATTTCACCTCGTCCTATTGCTCTAAAACCTGCAATACCCATAGTAGTTAAACTACCATATACTTTATTTCCATAGAAAACTTCATCGTTTCTAGTAAATTTTTCAGGAGCATTATTACCAGTAGTAAATCCTACGGGACTAAGTTTAAGAACATCTGCTATTTCAGGAGCTAAACGAATATAAGCGTCTTTACTAATACGAATATATTCTTTATCTCCTATTTTACTAAACGACACATCTTGATTAGTCAATCCCATATCTGTTCTAAGTTTAGATATAATAGCAGCTTTGCTACTATCGTTAATAGGATTAACTAGAACTGTATCGAAACTATTGCCTTTAGAATCAGTAAATAACTTATTCATTCTATTAGCATATTCTAGTTGCATAGGATTATTAGTATCTGCCATATCTCCGTTACTTAATCTCTTACCTAAGAACTCCGAAGCATATTGTTCTTCTTGTGTAAGATGTCCTTTCATTGCATCTAAACGATTATTAGCATTAGCTATACCTCTATAATAGGTATTAGCTTCATCCAATAATTGTTTCTTAGCAGTATCAGATAAAGTTACATTATTAGCAATACCTGAACGTAGTTTACTATATGCCTCATCTAAAGGAAGAGATTTAGATATTCCATAAGAAGAAAACATATTAGATAATTGACCATTAAGAGTATTTAATTGAGATTGTACTTTAGCAGGAGTATCAGGTTCTACTTTTTCTTTACCACCAATAGTAGCCAAAGAAGGAAGTAAATCAGGTTCTTTACCAGTCTTAGGTTTAGCAGCAGCTTTACGAGCAGCAGCTAATATATTAAATCCTAATTCAGGATTAATTCTACTTTCAACTCTACGATAAGCAGAAGCAGCATATCTAGGTGCAAATAAGTTCTCTTCAAACTCTTTCTGTGACATAATAGTACCGTCAGGTCTAGTAACAGTATTGTTCTTATTTCCCTTATTAGCTTTCCAAACATTAACTTTATAGTCTTGTTCAAGAGAAGCACGAGCACCCGGAGTTTCATTCAAAGCAGATTCAAATGCAGCACGAATCTTATCTGCTGATAATTGTTGAATACCACTAGCTGTTTTAAGATAAGGAACATCACCAGCAGCAATATTACCTTGACCATCTTTAAGATTACCTTCTGCATCTCCCCATACTAGTTGTTCACCAGAACTAGAATCAACACCAACTGTAGATAATACTTTCTGATATAAAGCATTATAATCTACTTGTTCAACAGGACGATAATTAGGTTGGAATTGATTACCACCTATTACTTTACCTGTTTCATCTACTTGGTCTTGATAATTATATTTATTTTGTTCTAATGCGTATGCTTTAACGTCACCATCATAAGCATTACTATTAGTAACTTCGTCTTGGAACTTCTTAAATTCTTGTTGATAACGCTCACGACCAATAAGACCGGGATTACTAGCTACTTCTCCTGCTAATCTTTTAGCAGCAGTTAAAGCAGTGGCATAACTTCCGTCTTGTGCACTAGCTTCTATTTGAGCATTAATATTTCTCGAATAGTTATCGAGCCATTCGTTTTCAGCTTCATTTAATTGCTTATTAGCAAGAAATGTTTTAATCTGATTACTAGTTTCAATAGCAGTATCATGCTTCTGTTGAAGAGTATTTAACGTACTATTGTAAACATCTAAAGGAGCGGCAACCCGCTCCCTCTTTTGATAACCTGCTGTTTTAATATCTATCGGCATAGTTATAGTATTTATAATTAAGCAATCTTTTTCTTACCACCACATCTGAATAAAGTACTTCGTATATTACCTAGTCTACCTTTATTCTTTTCCATTAGTTTTAAGAACAATTCCATTTGTTCAGGATTAGCACTCATCATAGCAGCAATAGCATTTTCTTCTGAACGTCTCTTATCTACACCTAATTGATAATCTCTAACTCCACTAGTAAGTCCTTCGATTATATTAGTACGATTATTAGCGTTAGCTTGAATTTTATCATTAGCAGTTTGAACTTTAGATATGGCATTAAATCTATTAGCTTCATTTACTTGTTGAGCATTTGCAGAAGCTACTTGTTGACGATTCATCGCATCTTGATTTTGCAATTGAGTTTCAAGATTTTCTTTCTCACCTCTTAATCTACTTCTTTGACTTAAAGCATTATTAGATATTCTTTGTTGTCTAGCAACACTAGCTACTGAACTAGCAGTATTTCCTTCAACTAATCTATTTTGACTAAGTTCGGATTCTCTAACATCTGATAGTTGAGGATTTATATTAATGCTAGTTTTAAGTTTAGCAGGAGCAATTAATTGAGGAGTAGGGACTTGTGGAGCAGAAGTTTTATCTATACTTCCTTTATTAAGTAATCCACTAATTAAAGTTCCAGCAGCTCCAATACCTGCACTAATAGCTTCTCCTTTATCTATTCCTTTAAATAGATTAAATCCTTTATTTCCATTATTAGAAGATAAATTCATAGGCTTAATACTAGAAGCACTAGGATTAATAATCTTTGCCCCAGCAGTAATTCCTGCACTAGGAACATTTTGAGTAAGAGCTAACAATCTACGATTAGCACCAGTTAAACTTCCAAAAGTTCCTAATGTAGCTTTCTTATTTTTTAATTCAGGATATTTCTTATATACTTTAGCTTTCACATCGGAACGACCATGTAAGCCTGCTAATCTAAGAGCATCGCGAGCATCAGCTTTAGTAGGAATAGGATAACTACGTCCACCACCTGCAAAATCATTTGACTTAACACTAGGGTAAGGCTTCTTATCTGAACCGTAATCTTTCTTACGAGACAAACCACCTAGTTTCTTTTTACCAGTTATTGTTCTCATATTTCTTTTCTTTTTAGTACCATCATCATTAAGACCATTTCTATCTTTAAATGATTCTTGTGCATTAAATACTTTAGAAGGTTCAGCACCTTTCTGAACTAGTTCAGCAGGGCTATTACCATTAAGTATAGGTTGAGCACTAAACACTTTAAGTTGTTTAGGAGTAATCTGAACTACTTCATCTCCTTCTGCTTCAATAGAGTTTTTGCCTTTACCAATAACAATACCACCAGTATCATGCTTACGACCTTTAAGAAGAAACGTATTCTTCTTGATAGGCACAGCTGTACCACCACGACTAACGATTGGTGTCACTCCTTTACGGGAGGTATCACCGCCAACTCTCATTAGTTGGTTTCTTATATCGGCATAAGTATCGTTATCAACAGCTGTTTGCTGTGTCATATAAGCTGCTTGTTGTTGATACTCTTGCTTCTTAATAAGACGACGTTGTTCTTTTTCTTGTCTTTTCCGCTCTTGACTATTCAGTATTCCACCGATTAGTTGAGTACCAACAGATATGGCAGCACCGATAAATGCTTTTGGTCTTTGATTAATTCTTTGTACCATTATTCTCTGTATTTATTAATAAAACATTCTATATTACTAAGAGTAACTGCAACATCAGTCTCTTTAATAATGAAGCGAATACCAATATACTTACCATTAATAAGACTGTCTTGTTTCTTATATGGTTTACCAGCAGTTATTATATTAACTTGATTCTCGTCAAGTATTACAATATTGTAATTACCAGTAATTCTATCTATTGGTTCTAGTTCTTCAACTCCTTTTATCAAACTACGGAAGTAATTGAAGTTCCATTTACCTTGCTCGTAGTATGGCTTAGTCATATTCTTTTCATTACGACTAGTTGTTGAAACGTCCCATTCAGTTGAGATACCTGTGTTCGTAAATATAAGAATTTTATTCCCACTATAATTAATATTGTTGGTCTTTTTTAAGTCGTAAGTTATGTAGTTAAGTAACTTAATCGTATCGAACTCTAAGTTAAATACTACATCTACTACTGCACAACCAACAGCTTCACTAATATAAAATGGATTCTTGTTATCATCTATTGTACAATACTCGTAATTAAGATATGGATATAATAGTTCTCCATTTATTTTAGGACTACCATTCTTATATATTGCTTTTGGAGTACTATCTGATATTTGATATAGTTCTGTCTTAGTATTGAAGTACTTACCAGAATAATTATGAGTACTTATCCAATTATTAGCAGCTAAAGAATAGGAGAATGTGAAGACCTTTTCCTCCCCCGTAAAGGAGCAGATAAGCCGATTAGATTCTTTGTCCATTCCTATATTAACAATAGTATTCTTATTAACGTATTCATCTAATACACTCTGAATACCAGTAGTAATATCATTTAGTTGTTTATCATCGAATCTATATAACTTACGTTTGCTCTTATCAAAGAATACGTAACCAACTTCATTACAAGTAAATGCTCCAAAGTCTTGTAGTCCACCATATCCTTTCTCACTAGTAAATACTTCTTGATATTCAGTATCGAAAGCATCTGGCATATACATCTGTACATCTTTGTCTTTAGTAGCAAGAGTAGAATCACGATTAAAGATAAACATTGAATGTTCACAATGAGCAATAAGATAAACACCAGTTCCTAGTATATTAATGATGTTACCTTTGTTCTCGCTAATTATCTTATATCCATCAGCAGGAAACTGTCTCCAAGCATTATTAGTAGATTCAGATTGAAGAACATTACTTCTACGAATAAACTTGCCGTAGACTTCTACTTGATTAGCTACCGCATTAGGATTATAAGCATTTATATTAGGTCTCGCATAATCAACATATATACTAGATACTTCGTATAACCCATAGAGAATAGACGCAGTTAATTGTCTATTAGATATATTCACAAAGTTATCAGCATCTCCTCTAGCATAAGTAAAGTAAGTATCTTCTATCTTTCCTACTTTAATCTTAGCACTTGGTAAGTAAGTAAGTTGTTTATAACATCTGACTGCATTAATGTGCATTATATCTCTAATAGCATTATCAATAGTTTCTAGTCCTACTGTTGTTCTATATATACCGTAGAACTTTCTATCTACCGAACCATATACAGGTTGCCAATCTCCTGAATAAGTAACTCCTGCATTATCAAATATTATAATAGCAGAATCCATACTAATATATCCAGTAACATTTTGTCTCATTCCATTTTCGCCATACTCGTAACCTACTAATGGAAGAGGTTCGCCATCTACATATTTGTTCTGCCCTAGACGTATTAGTTTAACTCCTTCTTTCTTAGTATATATTTCTTGATTAATATAAAGAAGTCTACCTCTAGTAAGTAATTTAGTAGTGGTTGTTTCTTCTGTAAGTATAATAGTAGAGATTAATTGTCCTGCACTACTATAAGGAATTCCAATTTTAAAATACTGACCAGCATTATTTGCAACAATCTTAGAAGTTATTCCAATTTGTGGTGTACTATCAGTTGCATAAAAATCAGAGCTATTTACATGACTATATTCTCTAATAGAATTATTAGCACAATCTTTAACTACATAAGCATTAATAGTATCTCTACTATTAGCTGTTTGTCCATCTCTAGTTTGAAAACTAAGAGTTCCAAGACTAACAAATACATTTGGAGTTCCACTCTTTTTTAGAACATATATATCGTCTGAATAGAATTGATAACTACTAGAGTATACAGCTAGATTATTAAAACTAGATTCTCTAAGAACATCATTGCTAAAACCTTCATCTCTATGTTGGTCTACTATACCATCGCAAATAAGAATACTATCTATTTCTTCATAGCTAATAAAGTAACCTACGAATCCTTCATACATAGGTATGTTCTTAAAAGTAAAGTTTCCTTTTACTTGATGTGGAGTTCTGAATAATCTATCTCCTTTGTTATTAGTAAATGGACATAAGAACTTCATTCCGTAGTATGGACTAGCACTAGTAGTACCTCCATCCATAAACCGTGGGTCAAGATTAAACCAATAGTAATCTATCTTAGCCTCTTCTGCCATTTGAATAAGACTAAGTTTATCCATAATAGTAATCCCATACCATCCTGGATAATCCTTTTTAGCTTGTTCAATAGCAGCCTTTACATCAGACACTTTAGTATCATCATAACAATCCATCATAATATCGACATTTTTATTAATCGAAGTATTATAATATCTACCTATAACAATTTGTACTGGGTCTTTTACCCAAAAACCATTATTAGTATCTTTATGACGATAATTGTTATTTTCTATAAGAATACCATCAGTATAACTTCCATCAGGATAAATATAATGAATATAGAATCTATAAACTTCATCTTCAATAGGTTTTGGAACACCTATAACAGTTTCTTTTCCAGAATCATCTTTTAATTTATTTCCATGATTGTCTGTTTCATTCCAAACACCAACTTTAATTCCACTAGTATCGAAACTATCAATATCTAGCTTTCTACTTTCTTCTTTATAATTAGCAACATATAATCTATTATTATAGTTACACATTGTTTTGATATTATAAAGATTAAAGTTGTTAGCAGATACTAATACTTCATCAACAGACATTTGAGTCTTACCGGAACGAATACCATATATATCATATTTGTTTTCTTCGTTGAATTGGTAACTACCTAAGTTATAGGCTTCTGTTCCATCTTTATAAGTACAAACATAAGCTATCTGAAAAGATTTAAACTTATTAGTAGTCTTATTAACCATCTCTAACTTAGCATAGATATAAGACTGTGCGTAATCAGTATCTTCCCTTGAATAATCATATAGTTCGTAAGTAGCTGTAATATGAGTAGGTACAGAAATTATTTCTGGTATTTTAATTCCTTCAATAGTTACAGAAGACACAGTCTCTTTGCTTAATTCATTAGATAGATAAATTACAACTCCTAAATCTCTCCAACTAGTATATTCATTATCTGTTATTTCATATCTAATAAATAACAAGTAAGTTCCCATTCTCATTCTTCCGCCAGCTATCTGTCCGTAATCAGTTACAGTAACTTGCGGAATATTAGGATTAAGAGTAAAGATATTATCTGAACCTAAATCAGCATTATTAAGATTTATAACTTTTAGTGGCACATCTTCTCTAGGATTACGTTCACTAATAGCTATGATTAATTCTCCACGAACATTATACGTATAAGTTCCAAATACTTCTCCACCGTACCATTCCCATGAAGCAGCTACTTTAATAGTCTCACCAGTAAACTCATTATATCTAAATATTTCATTGGCATTAGTAAAGATAACAAGTTCAGTAGCACAAGGCACAATACCAACAATGGTATTATCAAACGTAGCAATAGTTTCTAAAGACTTTTCATTCTGGATAGAATTGCCATCTTTAGAAACTACTATATTAGAAGCATGAGTTATAGAACCATTCTTTATAAATTCTAACCCATCATCTTTATTTAATTCTTTAACTATTTCCATTAGTCTCTAGGTCTAAATGTTGAATTATAAAAGAATGACGACCAACCTTTATAAGCATTAGCATCTTGATTTTCATTAATAACAGAAGCTCTAGCTCTTTCACGAGAATCTCTCCATAACAAATATGGATTAACTGGCATAGCACCTTGTAAAGAATAGACCTGATGTTTAATTCCTCTACTTAGTAACTTCCACATACAGAACCATTCAAGTGCTTCAATAAGTTTACCGTTATTAGGAATAACAGGTATATTACAATGAAACGTATCGCTATATACAGTCTTAACTGTAAGATAGGATACGGTAACAACATCTGCATCAAAGTTTAATTGGATTGCATTAGCATCTCGAAGATATACATAATTCTTTCCTTCGTAACCTTCGGGGTCAATCTCAACAGTACGTTTACTTTCACGTTCTCTAGCTCTTTCTCTATCTTGGACGAAATGTTCAGTAGTACCGGAAGAGCAAGAGCATTTACTTTTCTTTAAGGGGGAAATCTCGCAACCCTCAACATAAACTTTAAAAGCGTTCATACAACATGGGAAATAAGCAACTCTATCAACAACATCAACAGTAGTTTCTTTTTCTTCATATTGAAGAATACCCATCTCATTCATAGCATCTATACACCAAGCACCCACTCTAGGTATATAATCACTATTCATAATATTGAAATCATTATCAAGTCTTGCGATAATAGTTTCTACGGAAGATAGCTCTTTGTTCATTATTTCTAATATATTTTATAGTGTAACTTGGGTCAAATTTGTTAATTAAAGAAAGACGATTATTAATATCAGTATCAACATTAATAATATCTTCAACAGTCTTACATTCAGATAGTATATCATCATTACTACGTTTCATGTGAAGGTTTGTTCCATAGAATTTAAATAATGGTCTATTCTTAATTGTACCATCAATCATAAGTAACTTACAATAATAAGGATTATCAAGATACTCCACATATTTAATTCCTTCGTATTTCTCACCTCTTAGTAATGCTGCCGCATGGTCTTTCTTATTATAAGGAATAAGTCCTTGTGCAAGAAGATTTCTTTTGTTTAGTTCTGTTTTATAATAGTCAATTACTTTTTTGAACTTAACAACTTTTCCATCAGCAGTGGTAAAACTATCTCTAACTAGAACTCTTTCTATAATAAGACAACCTAATCTCTTTTCAAACTTATAAACTTTTCCTCTTAGAACTTCTTTAGATACTTCTCTAAAGAATAACTTGCAATAGGCTTCGTATTGAGGACGAGTAATGTTCTTACGATGTTTAATTCTCTGCTGTCTTATCTCATATTCTTTTATTTTACGAAGTACTCTAAAGTATTGTTTTAAGTTACGATATATATTACCGTATCTTAATTGTTTAGAAGAATCGAATTTAGTGAACTTAGCATCTATTGCTTTCTCCATCTTTCTATCAGCATCTAGTTCATCAGTATTCCATTCCCAATAGTTATAGACACATACATCAAATATAGCTTCAATAGCATTTCTATTTTGTTCAATAGAATATTTGATTTTATATAATAAAGATTTGTATCTAGCTATCTTTTCAGACACGAGAACATAATCCTCTTCGGCTGTCTTTATAAAACTAGTATACATATTTCTGTGGTCGTATCTTTCACCGCTAGCCATAATTATACTTCTATTTGTTGTTTATTTATATCATCCTTAACTGGGACTTCATTAGTTACTCTCTCTACATTAAGTAGATTACGTTTATAGATTACATCTTTGATTCGTTCTACCATATCTTCGGGAATGATAAACTCATCATCATTATCGAAGTTAGATTCAACTCCTTCTGTTGTTTCAACAGGTATTTCAGTAGGTATTTCAAAAGGCGATTCAATAATAATATGTCCTAGTGGTTCAATCAAAGGATTACCATTGCTATTAACATATAGATAACCATTGATATAATCATAACTTAGACTAGTACACATTCCTGGCAATGCTTTATAAAATTGAGCATTTGCTTCTTTAATAAAAGGAATAGCCATATTATCATAACCAACAGTACGAACACTAACAAAAGGAAGATTATTATCAAGACGAACTGGTCTAGGTATTCTAGTCTTGCTTCTTTTAACTTTATACTTCGTACTTACAAGACTTTGAAATATATCTCCGTCAGGAACATTAATAAGACTTATCCTATATCTCTGCATTAATATCTTATCGACATTAGCATGACGCTCATAAGTCTGTCTTATCTGTTCATTGAATGTATGAATAACTGCACTACGAATAGTTTGTCTCGTAGTAAAGTTATTAGGCTGATGAATAGCATGAGCTATTTCAGATACAATTTGATTTAATGAAGCCATATTACTTTTGTTTTTGAATTAGTATTATAACAAATATAGTTATTATATTGGTATTAACAAGACTTTTATTAATAATTTTGATTCAGCACTATTATCTAGCTTACTATCTAGCTTACAGTTATTCGCATTGTAAACATTTTTATACACGTGACGCATTTTAAGGCTCGTAGAGACACGCAAGTCTATCGGATAATAGTAAGTTAAGGTTAGGCACTAAAATGCAATGGCGGGCTTCTATGAAAGCGTAGGAGCATGGGACGTAGTTTTATTCCCCCATAAAGAGATGTATATACTGTAAGAGCCGACCATTGCTAGCCGACCCTCACTTACTACTCTCACTAATAGTACTTACTTTGGATATTGATTAGGTTCATCATCTTCTATTATAAACTTCTTATAATCTATCTTGAAGAAGGCTAGTATTGGTTTCAGAATCCAACTCCAAAAAACGAAGCTAAGAATAATAGAATTAAGTACTACTTTAACATCACCTAACTTTAACGAGAAGTATATTACTCCCATTAATACAGCACACACAAGAGTTATCACTCTTTTATTCCAAGTACTTACTACTTTATCTCCATTAAGTTTGTCAACTAGTTTAATTACTAGGTATGCTAATACATTAACACAGATAACAAATGCAAAATCGAAACTAGTAGCAGTAGTACGTAGAATTTCATTAAGTATATTCCCGAAGTCCATATTACAATAAGAATAATAGAGTACCTAGAATAACACTTAATAGCACACCTGCTATCTTTACATAAGATACGACTTTCACAGGAAGAATAGTAGTAATCTCTTTCCATGCGAATACTATAATAGTTATAGCTATTATAGTTACAAACAACACTTTAACAAATATTCCCATAAGCATTAAGTTTTATATTACAGGCGCAAATATAAGACTTTATTTTAAAAAGAAAAGAGAGACCACTATTATTTAGTAATCTCTCTTTAGGAATATAACAGAACTTGTATTACTTCAATTCATTAAAGTATTTCCAGAGTTTATCTTCTCCGAAGTCTACATCATCGAACCAAAAGCTGATAGCACTCTCGAATATCATATCGTCGAAGTTTCCTTTTCCGAACCATTTCTCGAATAGTTCACAGTAGTCGTGATATTGAGCATTAATAGCTACATAAACATCAGCAACTTCTACTTCATCTTCTAGTTTATCTTTGAATTTACTACAAACTTCGTGAGCTTTCTGCATATCGTATTTCTCACCGATATATTTCTTACCGTCTTTGACATGGTACATTTCATCAACAGTACGCTTAGCTTCCTGTTTATTAAAATGTTCATCACCATAATCATTATAACGTTCGTTTCCATCTACTCCAAGCATTTGCATAAGAAGCATACGTTCTTCTTCATCGTAGCCATGACTTCCATCATAACCTCGACTTTCATCATATCTATGACGTTCACCGTAACCTCTTTGTTCATCCCTGTCGTAGTTGTCGTAAGTCTTATATCCAATACGATTCATCATTCCTCTTCCACGTCCGCCACGACCACTTCTTCCGCGACCGCCACGAGCAAGGAAATCATTAATTCGTTCGTACATTTCGTCTCTTCGAGAACGAGCACGAACATCTTGGTCTGTCTCGTATGGTACTTCTCTCATAATAATATTACTTAGTTAATAGTTGTCTGAATGTTTCCAAATCAGACTGGTTAAACATAATTCCTTTATTAATAAAAGGAATAGAAAGAGTTATGTTACCATTAGAGATGTTACCATTACCTAGAACTGGAATATTAAAATCAAAGTTAGGAATAGATTTGATTATTTCAATCTCTTCGTCAACTATACCTTCAATATCAATCTTTCCGTCTTTAGCAATAGTATTGATAAACTTATCAAAACTATCAATGTTATTAATAATTGCACGTTTAGCCAAAGGCTTAACTAACTTAATAGCTGGATTAGATTCGCCAAGAATATCTATCTGATTAACAATGTAATCTTGCAGCTTTTGTTTTACTACACTTACTTCTATCATTACTTCATAGTTTTAATAAATTCTTCATAAGTAAGAGAAGGATTCTTTGCACTAGCTTCTTTAAAAGCATTGAACAATTGCATCTCTCTTTGTGACATCTCGATTATACTAGTCTTTAGATTCTTAACTAACTTTAGTTGATTATCTAATAGAGCTTTACCTTCCGGACTGTTCTCAATATTAGCTCTTACTAGATTAAGAACTTCTGCTTGAACCATAGATTGAAGATTATTATAGTTAGCTACATATTCTTCATTAGTAGCAAGCATATTTCTTTGCTCATTAGTAAGAGGTTCAATCTCTGCATCAATCAAGTCCCAAACACTTACTTTAGCAGTTTGTTGAGGACTAACTTGTTGTAAAGTTTGTTGTCCATTAGCAGCTTGTTGAATCTGTTTTTGTCTAGCTTCAATAAGTCGCTTCTGTTCTTCTAAATATTGGATTTGGTCGGTAAAACTTCCAGTATTTAACAAAGGGTCTGTTCCGCCCAGTATAACTTGATTAATAGGTAACATAACTTATTCTTTAGTTGATTAGTAATATTATGTAGCAGGAGTACTAGCAGTTTGAGTAAATCCGCACGGTAGACAACCATTGGCATTTCTACCAACAAGACCTGTTGTAGTAGGCTCATTAGGTAGACAAGTAACACCATAGATAACATTACAAGTCTTTTTATCGACATAATTGATACCTGCGGTGAACGCTCTCTCGATTTCGCACTGGATAAGTTTATCCTGATAAGGACGAATAGCAGCACTAACAGCAACTTGCGTTTTAAGTTCGCTAATCTCTGCTTTAAGAGAATCATAGTTATCACGGTTTCCCTTGTACAGCAAGAAGTCTGCATCAATTTGTGACTTATACAAACCGAACATTTCGCTGTCTATTACCTGACGGTCTTGGAAGCGTTGGTTCTGTTGAGTTAAAGCCCACTGATACAAACCGCCCTGCAAAGCAAGAGTATCTTCACAAGACTTACTCCATGCTTGGAAAGCAGTAGGAGCACCAGCACTTCCCATTCCTGCACCAACTACATTAATATTTGTAGAACCGTCTCCCATAAGACCTGCACCAGTTCCGAGAACACCAGCAGAACGACGATTACCAAATAAAGCCCAAGCTCCAAGAGCAGTACCGATAATACCAAGCGTAAGACCTGCATTAGCTTTACCGTTAACATCACGGCGACCATAACCGTCCATCCCTGCACCATTATAACCTTCGGGAACGACTTTAACTTTTTCAATTACTTGCATAATAAATAAGGTTTAGATTAATAAATTAAGAATATCTTATAGTAGCTACTATACACTCATAACAAAAGATAATATAAGAAGTTCGACCATTAATCTATTTTAGCCATAAGTAATAATTTTATTAAAAGTTAGATATAGTATGAACAAAATAAAAGCCCTACTTGTTATAAGCAGGGCTTAGAGTTAAGCAATAAAAGTAATGTCATTCCTCTATGGGGGAATCTTCTATTACCTCATCTTCTTTAAAATTCCATTCAGGACTTGACAATAAAGTAGCAAGTGCTTCATTAGAATAAGTTTCATAAGGATATTCAATACTAATAATTTCCAATCCTTCTTCATCAGTAGTAACTGTTCTAGTTACTTTTTCAGGAAACACTTCTTTATAATGTTGGCACTTCATCAATACTTTGTCTTTACTAACATTACTACGAGGAACTAAATTAAGTTCATCAATCTTTGCTGACTTCTCTTCATCTATATCAGCAACAGGAAATACAATGTAATCAATCATAATCTTTAAATATTAAATATTAAACTTAATGTATACATAACTACTGCAATTATAGCAAGTATTATATAAACTACTTTAAGTAGTTTATAAGGCATTATTTTCATTTATTCATTTTTTATAAATATTGGGTTATTTAAATCAATTATTTCATCCTTTTCCATTAGGTTCTTTAGGAAGTTAATCTCTAGTAATGATATGGTTTTCGGATAGAGGATTAGTTTGTAGAATACCATACTGGTATATCCATTACTAAATTTAGCTACTGTAATTCCACTATCATCAGTATTCTCCCCCTTATTAATAGAAGTCCCATTAAAGCTATTGACAGTTTGCCAATTTATTCCATCAGCTATACCTTGTATAGTATTATATTGACCAAAATTAAATTGCCATTTATTTCCATAATCAGCAATAAATGCACCGCCATTAGTTTTATCAGCACCCTTTAACAAAGTTGCTGCATTAGTCGGGATATTTATAATAGTTCTTTTATAAATATAAGTATAATCTGTAAGCACAGGAATATTAGCATTCTTGCTATAATCAGTTATTCCATCATAAGCTAAACCATTTGGATATAAAGGAAGCATTTCAATAGTAACTTCTTCGTCTACTGCAAGAGTAGATAAATCAAACCATAACAGATAGTACATTCTATCTTTATTTGCGTCTAATTCAGTTAATTCCTCTTCTGTTAAATGCCTTAAATTAATAGAAGTATCTTCATTAGGATTTAAGGTAATATTATTAACTACATATCCAAAGTTTTCCCCGTTAGACTTATAGGAGTGCATATCCCAGTAAACTCTAATAGATTTATTAGCTTTAACTTTAAATGGGATATCCTTTGTTATAAATTCTTTAACAGTACTGTTTTGGAAATACCAGCTATAATTTGAAATACTTAGATTCCTAAGTGTAATACTATATCCATTTCGAGATACAACATCAATATAACCATTATCAGGAGTTAAATACCAATCTAGTTCATTATCAAATTTAGCAAACTTATAACCTCCATAACCTGACATCTTATCGTAAGCATGATTATAATTAGTTAAATCATAATCACCTACGGCTATACCTCTCTGTTGAATGACATCTCTATCAGCATCAGAGTTAGTCTTACCATAAGTATCCCAGTAATAAGGCGGTAATTCTACTTTAGCTTCAACGCCCACATATTTATTCAATTCCTTTATCTTGTCATCTGTTGAGATTTCATCGAAAAGCATGAAGTCGTAGAGAGACATTTGAGCGAAGTGAGTATTCGACCTAGTTGAACCAATAACAGGATAGGTATTATTTATTCCCAAACTCAACTCATTTGTAATAGTTATATTATGAGTAATAGCCTTCAATTCCGAAGCCATAATATTACTATTCAAGATTCCATCAATATATGTTTGTCCATTGTTTCTTCCCTGATAAGCCATAACAGGATTGTCATCGAGGTCTCTCGTATCGTTATAGATAGCAAATTCATAATCAGATATATTAAGCCTTTGGTCGTATAATGTCACAGCTCCTACATCACTTTGCCAATTCACTTTCATCAGCACTTGTTTGCCACCGGTAACAGTAGGAATAGTAACAAAGTCGTCTACGCCATCAAATTGGTATGAACCATCTTCATTAACTCCACTTCCTTCCACATAAGCCGAGTTATGGATAACTCCATGATTACCGTGACCGGATATATCAGGAATATAACCCAATATCTTATAGCTAGAATTAGGAATACGTAGTAATCTAGGAGATAGGATACATTTAGGTTCATTATCATCAAAAGTCCAAACCTTATTACAAGACAATTGAATACCCGACTTAGTTATTATAATAACAAGTGCTTTTAATTGATTGTAAGTATAAGTTTCTCCTTCATATTCGTAACTCTGAACGCTATATAATCCTGAAAGAAGATTAGGATTTTCGCCTTGAGTAAGTTGTATAGAACTTCCTACTTTAATCTTATCTCCCCAACTATATCTTTGATTGGTATTTCTATCTGTGATTTGGAATACTACTGGATATGGCTGCACAATATCCTCGTATCTAATGTACTCATCAATAGTGATGTTTATCTTTTGAGGGGATTTAGAAGTTATATAACTATATATATTATATCCCGGATTTGACGGTCTTTTCTCAACAATTATATCTGATAATTGAGGGCTTACAACTTCTTTAAGTTCACTAGCATCATTATCAAAAGTAATTTGAAAAGCTAATTTTGCTCCGATAACAATGTAATCACCTACCTTTATTAACTTCCAAGTATTAGTACTATCTATTTGATAACATGTTATCTTATAATTAGCATTAGCTTTAATAACAAGTCTAAACTCCACCATATTAGGATAAAACGTACCCAGCTTGTGCTTCTTCAACTGACGTTCTATCAAGAACTTGGACATGCTATAAGGGAAGGACATGAGAGAGTAGATAGCTACGTTAGCAAATCGACTATCTTTATCTCTAAGTATACCTAACCAAAGTTTATCAGAGTCAAGTGCCGTACCAGCTAACAATTCTATCCCATTATAGCTATATTTAGATTGATAACTTATACCTCTAGTAAAATCAGTATTAGCAACTTTACCATTATCTTTATAGAAACTCCAAGCACTTACATTATTAGGACTACCTAAGTACTCAAATAAGAAAGCACCTTGTTTGTTTACATCTGTTGAATCTTCGGATTTAGAAGCAACTATTCCGGCTGTATTACCAATAGATATTATTTCTCTATCTATAATGAAAGTATAATTCTTGTAAATTGGCATATCAATAACTTTACCAAAGTCATTGATACCATCTAATAAAATACCACCTTTACAACTAGGAATAATACTATACTTTATAGAACCTTTAGTTGACTTAGGAAAATACCATTCTGATAGAATAACATTTTCTGCATTTTCAGGAAGTTCTGTATATCTATCTTTAGTATACATTTCTAACTTATGATAACCTTTTCCAACTGATTCATTTATAGGAATAGCATACTTTATTCCATCTACTTCATATTTACATTCGTGTACTAAGAAATTATTATCTTGATAAAGATAAACATTTATAGCATCATATACCTTATTTAAATCAGAATCTCTTCTTATTCTACTTACCCAATAACCATTTGTAGTAGATTCTACAATTCTAGTAAATTCATCTATTTGTGTTATTATTGAAGTTGAAAAAGATTCAGAAGTCCAATCTTTAAATGTTTCGTATTGTTTAGCTGCAATACCACTACCGCCTTTCCAAGCTAGATTATTCATTTGAATATCTCTGCCATTACCACTGTAATCAATAAGTTTATCATTAAACTCTGCATGATTATCATTAGTAATACCTTGCTTACCTATATTACATAATATATCAGGTTTAAGACTACGGTCAAGATTATAGTTACCAATGATAAGATTAATCTCATCTTCGGTAGCTTTACCTAATACAGCAAAAGTCCAATAATGAGCAACACTACTTGTTTCAAGTATATTACCATTAGCGTCTATATATCCTTGTACACTAAATCTTTCCGATAATATATCTCCTCTATACTCTACAATATAGTCATTCTTATCTCCTAATATATTATTTATTACTTTAGAAGCACTAGAATTAACATTTTTAATATTAAAACATGTATAACCATATATTCCAGTTTTACCAATATTACTAATAGAATTTCTTATAAAAGTATCTCCATTTCTAATATAATTAGTTAATGGAATAGAAGCAGAATTTCTCCAAGATATTTGATGAATCATACTAACAATAGTAAGTTCTTTAGTAACTCCCATTTCTTGAAGAGTCTTTTGACTAATAATCATATCGTTTATACCATCGGTAACAAAAGCATCTTCAAAGTTTGGAATTTGAGTTATAGTTCCACTACATTCTTCTGATGTAACACCAATAGAAAATCCACAATTTACAGGAGTTTCACCAGTATATTTAGTATTATAACTAATAGGAACCACATATTCTTCTGATGTAATAACCTTATTAGTAAATACTCCTTCCGAAGTTATATAATTATAAAATACTTTGCTTTCTCCTTTAAGTTTAATATGAACTTTAAAAGAAGGTATATCTTTTCCAATATTTGATTTATAATATAATAAATTCCAATTAACATTGGTAACAAAATCAAAAGATTCGGAATCAACAGAAGTTATCTTACTACTTTTAGTCCAAGTAGTAAAATCTTCACTATATTTTCCGAATCCACTATTTAATTTATATGCAGCATTTAGAATCTCTAAATCTCCGCCAGCATTAGGAATCTTATTCTTAATAATATTCCTATCAGCATCAGTATTCTTCTTACCATAATTAGTCCAAACACCAATCATTCTAGCTTTAAGCTCCGGTGGAAAATAAGGCTTATCTCCACCAAGAGCATTGTTTTTAAAAGGAATACCGATACCTATACCAAGTCCAGTATTAGTACCCATATTGTAACGTATCAGCAACAGCGTTATTAACTTGTTTAACTAACTCAACATTCCAACCGGAATAAATAGTTGTAGTAATAGGTTCTTCCATACCTGCAAGAACTACTTCTACTTGTATTGGGTCTTCGGTTATATTCTTTAATAGGAAAGGTTCTTTACCACCCATTCCATTAGGAATAGAAAACTCTGCAACAGCTTCAACTTTACCCATTATAGAAATCTGTAAACTATTAGCTGCATTAGCTCTGTTATAAATACGATTATCCATGATAATTACTTTTAAATGATTATTAATTGGTCTTTGTAACATTCCCCCGTAAAGAGATGTGATTACTGTTAATACTCACTCCTTTATGGGGGATGCTACAAGAAACTAAATTTTGTTTAATTACACAATACTATTATTAATTTTTTAATCTGTCATTCCATTAGCCCAATCAGTAGGAATACTTTCAGAGTTACTAAGATTAGACTTTTTCATTGCATAGAATGTATTGGCTCTACTAGCAGCACCTAGAGCATTAAGCCAATTCCAAAATTCCGGAACACTACCAACAGTAGAAACGGCATTATAGAATAGTCCTGTAACATTATTAAGTTGCTTATGTTTATTAACATTAAACAGTGTAGAATCTATTTTCTTAGGACTTCTACCTGACCAATCTCCTGTACTTTGTCCACTAGCAAAAGCATAACTAATGTTTCTAAGATTAACATTCTTACTAAATAAGTTTCCGTCTACTTGTTGTCTCATTACAGATGTTGATTCAAACTGTGCAGATAAGAACATCGAAGATATATCTTGTAACTGTATACAGTTTATATAAGAATCAACAGGTAAGTTAATATGTGCAGGAATAATACAAAAGTAGAACATATTAGATAACGATATTAACTTAGTTAACTTAGAGAACGTATCTGCCGAGTAGAACTCTCCGTCTTCTCTATTAGTAACATTCCATTTATATGGATTTAACAATGGCATACGATAGAATGTATAAGACAAATCAGTAGCGTTACTGATAGGATAGAATAAATGTGGCGGAATACGTCCTCTTAATCCATAATCAAGATAATTATATCCAACTATTCCATTAACTCTACCACTACTAAAGAACACTCCATTTACTTGCATATTATTACCATTAGTGCAATAATAGAATAAGTCAGGAGAACATATATAGTTAAGTACCTTTTTATTAGTATTAGCATCGGAAGGTGGAGCAAAAGAACCAGCATTATCTTTAAATCTATCAGGTATAACAGGAGAACAATTAATATTTCCTGTACTAATTGCATTATAAAGAGCACTATCTCTAACTATATTTTCTAATCCACTAAGACCATCGACACAATATTCGTTCCAAGCAAGTTCATACTTATCGAAATCTTTATTCAAGATAACTCTATGAATATCTCTATTGTAGTTAGGCATAGTATGTTCGTCATCTAACCATTCTCTAGGGTCATAATTTGGATTAAGAATATACTTAACTGGATTATACTTTTCATTAGGGACTATTATATCTCCGTAATTACTAGGAGTAAGATTACCATAATTCATAGTATAACCTTGTGCTTCTGTACTTTGAAATCTTTCTAAGCAATAAGACATATCAACTATTGTCTTTCTAGGAAGAGTTCGTTGTTTACTATAAGTAATCTCTACTGGCATTTCAGCACTTTCAATCCAATTACCGCCACTATCTATACCATAGTTCTCTGTAATATTCTGACTAACTGCATCTACTTCATTCCAACCTTTATAACTAACATTAGAAGTTTGTTCCATATAGAATAGTCCATAAGGAATAAAACCTTTCTTAACGAAGCTAGTTTCTATTTCAGAGAAGCATCTATGAACATTAATTAGTTTACAATTAGAGAATCCTTTACCAGTAAGCGAGTACTTACAATTCTTCATATCATAATATAGATATGATATATTAGTAAGATTGTAATTAGTCTTAAATGAATTAAGAGGAAGCTCTATTACACTATTTGCAGGAAGAACTAGTTTAGAGAAGAATCCAGGTATTTCAACAATAGCACTACAATTAGTAAATACATCGTATGGGAATACTTCATCTCCTTCTTTAACAAACTCTTTAGTAAAACCTTGAAAACATCCTAATGTAGACTGATTAATAGCTTGCTGACTAGTAATGTACTTCAACGAATTCTTTAGTCTAGTAAACATTGAGTTATGAATCGGGAAAGTAATAGTAGAACTATCACCAATAGAAAATGAATCATAGATACCATATAAAGCTATTGGGAATCTAGTATTAGTCTTATTCTTAACAGTACCACCAAATACATTATATAAAGAACCTTTAGAACCAACAAGAGATTTAAATGAGTTCTGTATATATTTCAACTTAGTATTCTTATAGAATAAAGGGCAATACATTACTCCGTCTTCTACATCTTCATCAGTTACTTGATTAAAGTTAATATTACTAATATTGAACATATTAGTTATATATTCTAAGTCAGGCAATTGTGCAAGCAAACTTCCTGAATCAGCTGCAACTAAATTATCTGCAATAGTTTCATCTCTAGGAGAATTATTAATATTACTTACAAATTTAATTGTCCCATTACTTCCAGTAACACCATCTAATCTAATTAACTTAGAACTTACATTTCCTTTAAACTTAGCTAAGAACGTAGGGTCGGTATATCTAGTTCCACCAAAATAGAAAGCTAAGTCCATAGACTGTAAACTAACTAGAGGACTAAATAAACCATTATGTTCAGTAGAGCCATATTCATAAGTACTAGTAAGTATCTTAAAATCTTGTGACTGTATTCCCCAAAATATAGAATCCATATTAACAACCTTAGTACAATGATTGAACATAGTTCTACGAGGACTATCTAATAAATCCCATTTAATATTTTTAGCACTAGCAAAACAACTGTTAAGAGTTGTAACATTATCACATTTATATAAGAAATAATAAACGTCATATATACTACAATTAGTAGCTCTAAACATACCAGTACAATCAGTAGTGCCAATACTAAAGTTAGTAGATAAATCAATATGATTTCTCCAATCAACAGAACCTTGTTCAGTATTAGTATCTGGACCAAACCATTCACCATTATAATCAGGGGTAATACCTCCTACCTTTTCTTTGGGTTCATGAATATAGAACTTAGAACATTGATCGAATACACCATTACCATTAAGACTAATATGTCCAAATACTCTCTTTAAGTTAGAACAACCAACAAAGAATGCAGAACCTACATTGAAAGGATGTTCCTTATTATTATTAAACTTAAAGTAATGTACACCTTTGGCGTTTTGAACACTGAATTGTAAGTCGATTAATTGACTAACATCAAATATCTTATTACCGTTATAAGTAGGAATTGCAGCATTACCATATTGTATAGCTTCAACTTGACTATTAGTTATATTTAATGTCCTAAGTTTAGGAAGTTCAGATGCGGCTTGAATATCGTTAGCTGTATTAGTATCAGACATATTAAGTGTCTTAATATTAGGAGCACCTACAATATAAACAATAAGATTTCTGTTTGTACATGACGATATATTAATTGTTTCGACATTATTACAATTAGATACATTGAATGTAGTTAAGTTACCATTATTTGTACATACAATAGATTTTAAGTTAGGACATGAAGTAATCTTAATAGTATGTAAGTCACTTAGATTACTAAGATTCAATTCAGTAATCTTATCACAAGAATCAATAGTAACTGTTTTTAATCGTTTACATCCAGAGAAATCCAGTATTTCCAAGAACGGTTGATTAACAAGACTAATATTTTCAACTGTTGAATTAGTAATATTCAAAGATGAAAGAGAAGCATTAGGTAAAGATACAGAAGTTACAACAGAATTAGATATATTCAAGTCTTTCAACTTAGTATATTTTTCTATATTAACTGTAAATGTACCTTGTTCAGCATTGCCACTCCAAAACTTAGTATTACTTAAATCAATATGTCGAACATCAGAGAAGTCTTCATCGTTAACGAATATAGTTTCAAATGAAATAGGAGAATCACTAAGAGTATCAATAGATGATAAGTCTAGTTTAGAGAAACTAGGAAGTTTCATACTAGACATAAATCTTTGGAATCTCATTCCACCTAATCCTTCTATATCGTTAATTTGAGGAGTATTATTGATAGTAACTTGTGTATTAAAAGAACTAATAGGAGATAATCTAATTTCAGTAGGTTTACCTTCTTCTAAGAAATATCTAGTATCAGTAGTATTACCAGTGTTAACTACAAATATAGCCGGACAATTGGAAGTAACAACCAGCTTAGGATTAGTTGCTTCTGCACCGCCTGCCGAAAACGTTCCTTTATTATTATAAGGTTGAATATTAGAAGCATTGCTATATTTAAACACTCCGTCAAAGAACCAAACACGTTTCTTTAACCAATCACGAACATATTCAATACGAGTACCATGCAAAAATTCTATATTAGCATAAGATGCTTCACCACCAGCTTCACCAATATAAGCTGTAAGATACTTAACATTATAGTCATAATTAAATAGTAACTCGCCACAATTAATTGTTTGAGCTGCGAAATAATTATCTATATAATTATTAATATCTTTGCATATATTATCATTATTTCTCCATAAGTCCCAAAGTCCTTCAAGAGAATTATCATATACACCAGTATTGGCAAATACAGTATCTCTTAGTACATCCCACATACGAGAACTATAAGTATCATATCCACCGTCAGCAGCGTTCTTAGTAATAACTAATGAATTAACGTTGTTCTTATCATTATTGCTAAACTTATCCAACCAAGCGGTTTTAGCAACAGATTCGAGAGCAACATTATCAAGTCCATTAGCCGTATCCATGTCATAGAATCTAATAAACCATTTCTTACTTCCATTAATATCGTAACATACAATAGTCATATTCTTACCAAGAGAATCGACAAGTCCGTATTTTACACATACTAACAAATAAGAAAAAGCATTTCTTATTGAGAACTTAGTATCAAGTTCAGCAGCAAGAGTAGACCAACTAGATTGTGCAGGATATTCACCTTCGGTTTCTTCATATCCTCCTACTGATTCATTCCAAATATACTTCTTAACTGTCGAAGTAGTCATTTGAGCAAAGATACTAAATAATTCTTGTAGTGCTCTCCAAACATTATCATCAGTAACAGGAGCAGTTGGTTCTAACCAGTTACCACTGTTATATTTAAACTCACCCACATGCTTTATAATAGATAAGTCATCTTGCATAAACAAAGCTAATGGTAATGTTTTATCACCGTCTACAATTATATTTGCATTTTCACCGAACTCATAAGAATAAACCTTACGTTGGTCTATGTTTCCAAACATCTCGTCTTGAGCATAAGTATGATAAGAAGTAACAAAAGCAGGTAACTTATTATCTACATATTCTCCGGCTGTGTTCTTTATCTTAGTAGTAAAGTCTTTCATAAACCGGAAACCCATATTATAATAAGCTCCACGACCTAAGTTAAAACTATATATACCAAGCATAGTTTGAGTTTTTTCACCGTCAAACTGAATAAATAATATAATAGGGAATCCTTCAAGTGTTTGCTTAATAGTTACCTTATTATGAACTGTCTTATCACGAGTATCTACTGGACGGTGAGCTTCTAACTCTTCCATAGGTGGAGTTTTCTCGAATAAGAAATCCGAGTTATCATTAATCCATTTACCAATAGAAGCATTGTTAGCATGAGCACTATCTACAACATCAGCTTTAAGAGTAAACTGTCTTTCAGGAAACCAAGTCTCTTTAGGTTGGAATAACTCATAATCAAGATTATTTCCGTCATCGGCTTTCAGCATCTTATCAAATCTTATTTCTAAGTTCTTAATAAGGTTATTCATAGTAGACGTACCTTGTTTAGAGACAGCAACATCAGTAGTATATTCAGAACTTGATTTACCAGAAGTTGGACTAAAGTAACTCATAGTACAACCAGTGTACCAGTTATTGTTCTGTCCACCTATTTCCTCAAATACAGCACGAGTAAAACCAGTATTAGCGCAATTAATCAACATAATATCTACTGGAAGTGCTTTAGTAGTATCAGAAATAAGACTACTAAAGTTAACGTTAGCATAAGTCTGATTAATATCATCCCAAAGTGTTGAGTTTGGTTCAGAATCAGAAGTAGAGAAGAAGTTTCTTAACTTCATTCTATTGTACTCTGTAAAATCTATACTACCGTCAGCTAATAGAGTTGCTCTAGCTTTTGAGTTCATTGCATTGATAACAATCTGTTTATCATTCGCAGGAACACGGAACAACTTAATATCATAGAAGTTAACATCAGCAAAATTCTGAATTTGTCCAGCATTACTAATATCACAACCTAGATATATCTTTGAACTAGTTCTCCAAGTAAAGTCATTCTTTATTTCACGAGCAGTACTAAGAATACCGTTAATAAAGATAGCAACAACCATCTTTCCTGGATTCTTATTAACTATAAAATCAACAGTATTAATAACATCTTGTTGTATCTTACAACTCATAGTCTCTTTAATATTACCGTCAGTATAAGACCAAGTAATATCTTCAAGACCTATCTTAATACCTTCCGAGAATTGCTCATCTGTATTGTAATCCCCTATAAAGAAGACTGTTCTATTTGAGAAAGGATGTCTATCTGACTTGAATGTACATGATATACCAAAGCCTTGTCTTGACCAGTTATTAAGAGTAGTAGTATCATCTTTAAATGGTTGTACATCAATTACTCCATAGGCTTCTCCTGATATACGTAACATTGATTGTCCGTTCTTTGTTAAGAAGCCTGAAAGAACACCATTAGTATTATATACATTTAGTTCAGTTGTAGCACCACTAGGTTCAATAGCACCAGGAACTGTGAATGAAGGTTCATTACTTGTCCAAACTTTAGTAGTAGATACTTGTGGAAAACTTTCTTGGCGAATATGCCAACTAGCATATCTACTGTTATTAGGATTTTGGTCAGCAATAAGTGCTTGAGAACTAGATACAACTTCACAAGCTAAAACAGTATCGGTAATAGGGTCACCTTTTTCAGACCAACAACGAAGAGTTATATTCCAATTACCTAATACTTCTTCTTCAGTTGGAATAGCATAACTAAATACTTGTTGTTTGCCACGTTGAACATATTGGTTATCATTATAATTTCCTTCATCAAAGTAACCTATATCTTTAACAATACTATTATGTTCTATTCTAACAGCATAATAGATAAGACTTACTCCTGCAAGATACGGAGTGAACGCAAATGATATATTACCACTTTGAGAGAACTTAGTTCTTTCAACTCCTGAATCTACTTCTGCCTTACTAGTAATACCTTCTACAAGTACTACTAGGTTTACACCATCTTCTACTACTACACGATTTGTTACTTTATCTGATTGAACAATTTGTCCATTCATTGAAGTAAACGCCTGTGCCTGTATAGTATAAGAACTACCAGCAATAATACTTCCTAAATCCCACAAGTTAACATTAACTTGTCTAGGAGCAGTAGAAGTAGTTTTACCTAATTCAATAGTTTTACTAGCACCATTAGTTACATTAGTAACTACAAGATTAACATCTGAACCAATAATCTTACTAGTAATACTATAAGTAAAAAAGTAATCAATACCAATAGTTGCAGTATTTCCTGATACAGAACTAGCGAATTTAATACTTGCTTCTACTATATTTAATAAATATGATTCAGCAAAGAACCCGTCTGTATCACTAGCTGTAATTACAACAGAGTGATTACTATTAGAAGAGAATCTATCTAACTGCGGAATATTAAGAGTTCCAGGATTATTAGCACATGCTTCTTTACCTTCGATAATATTATTACCGTCAAGAGTAACAGTAATAAAATATCGTTTATTATTCTTAGAAGAAGTAATAAGATATTCCAGTTTAATATTAGTAGTTACAGTAGAATAAAGATAATTAATATTACCTTCTTTTACTATATTACCATTAGTAAGTGTTATTTTATCTCCGGTAGCTCCTCCACCACCGCCACTTCCACCACCGCCATGTTCGGCAAGCCAAGCAATGTAACCACCATGTTTCTTTAATGCTTCATCGTGGCGAACAAGAACATCATTAAGACTCTCCGTAGTCTTACCTTCTTCTGCAAGTTCAGGGTCAATAAGACGAGGGTCATCAACTACAATTCCAGTAGCTTTACCTGAAGATGATATATCCCAAGTTCCAGTATTAGGATTATATCTTTTAATATTATCTGCCATAATTATTCAATATTATAATTTGAAAATTTAATATTTATAATATCATTACCATTATTAGTTTCACCATTACCACCAACAACACTGTAACTAGGATTAAGACCTTCTATGTTAACGTTGTATTTACCTGAATTATTAAATACATTAGATAATTTCCTAACAGTAGCAGTTAGTTTAGGATAATAAACAAGGTCGTTGATTTTATCTTTACTCAAGAAATACTTAATATAGAAAGGATAACGTTGACCTGCATTTACTTTAGCTGTAACATCTGTCTTACTATTAATAGTAATACTAGCTGGAAAGAAATACCTTAACCACGGAATATTAGGACTAGGTAGTTCTTTATTACTAGTATGTTTATATCCCGTAGCTTGACACATTAAATATATAGGAGCTGTAATTTCCTCAACTAGTTGAAACGTACATAAATGTTTAAGCATATCAAAGTTCGCATTATTCTCCCAAGATTTAGGGAAAGATTGCCCTTGTAAAGCTCCTTCGGCTATTTCGGTATATAATTCATCCGAATTAAAATCTTTCTTTAGAACGTCCGCAGTGACCTGTATGATAGGCTTCATAGAGCTGTTTTCGTTCTCTAAAATGGGATAGCTGCAACTGTACGTATGTTTGTGTCCACCAAGACATAAACGGTAATTATGCGTCTGTAAGAACTTTGAGAACCAATAGGCATTAGCTTTAGTGGTATTAAAGTTCAAACGACTACCACTACGTTCTACGCTAGTATCTTCTTTACCGTCCCAATAGAATGAATTAATAAGATTTTGAGTAATAATAGTAAAAGGCATTTCATGACAATAAGCTATCTTAGCTTTAGCATTAATAGCTTTTGCATCATCTCTTTCACACCATTGTCTTATTAAGTCATACATTACTCCGGTAGTAGAAAGTCCATAAACACTTCGTTCAGTATTAGAACTTATCTCACTATTAACACATAAGAAATGAGTATGACCAACATCGAATGAGTATAATGATTCAACAAATATTTCCTTTCCTTCAACAGTAAATACAGGAGGATTTTCTTCATCCATTTCATAACAATAGAAGAAACGAATGTTAGTAGCATTGATTTTAGAATCATCTCCACCGTCACCAAGAACATAGACATTAGCAGGGGTAAGGTCATTGTTACCAACAGTAACCATTTCTGCAATATCATATAAAGATGCTCTACCGGCTTCGTAATCTAACCATTCATTAATACGATTACCATTCTGTGTCATATCACCAGTATTAATCATAAAGTAGCACACAGATATGTTACTAGTTTCATATCTATTAAAGTCCTTCTTTATTTGGTCGGCAGCTATTCTCCATACATTATATTCATCCCAATTAAAGCCTTGTTGGTCGGAAGTCTGAACAAAGTTAAGAACATTATTCACCATATTTTCACTCATAACTACAAACCTGCGAACATCACTCTTATAAGTTTCGTCTCTACCTACGTAATATTCATAATAGATATTCTTGTCTCTTGTATGAGTATCATATTGTTCTCCTAGATGAGTAAGTATTACCTTATGAGTAGTAAACGGAGTACCATCAGTAGTTATAGCTCTAATACGATTATAGTATTTACGAACACCGGTTTCATTCTTAAACGATTCTACTTTTGTCCAATTAGTATAACTATTATCACTACGGTATGCACGATACCATAAGTATTCATCATAATAACCTACGGAAACCCAATTAAAACATCTACTAGCATCATCATTAGGTTCGTTACTTTCATTAATAGTATAACAAGCCTTACGTCCTAAAGTCATAGTAACTTTATTAGGTTTGGTATTATCTAATAAAGTCTTATTAAAGAATATATTCTTATTCTCAAAACTAGCTCTAGGAGTATAAGATTCTACCCTAGGAATAACATCGGCTTCTAGGTTAACAAAGTACATATCATTAGCGTTATTTCTAGCACTAAGAGCTTTAGTAGCTTGCTTAACATTATCCATAGTATAATACTTAGTAAACAAATACTTACTACTAAGATAACCATAAGCAGTATTTTCAGCAGCATCAACTTTATCAGCATCACCAGCATTAGGTATTTGTAGTCCAACCAAATCAATATAACCTTTAGATACCCTTATGGGGGAAGTCGCGTTATTATAAGGATTTGCAACTGAACTAGGTTCTGTTCCCCAAGTCAAGAAGAACTTAGCTTTCTTATTATCAAACTTAATAGGATTACCGTCACTAGCAATCCATTCCATATCATAGTTCTCAACTTTAATACGAGTAGTATTAATATTCATCACCGAACATTGAGCACCTCTAATTAGGAATGTCGAACCAGCTTTTATCTCCCCCCATAAAGGAAGTGTTTCCCAATCTCCGCCTTCTGTACCATATTGTAAAGACAAACCTTTAAGAGATA